TTGATATTGGCAATATAGTTATAGGATATAATGAAGGTTGGAAACAAAAATCTGGTATTGGTAAAGTTAATAATCAAAAATTTCAATCAATTCCTTACTTAAAGTTTAAAATAAAACTTGAAAATAAATGTAATGAATTAAGTATTAATTTTATTTATCATGAGGAGAGTTATACCAGTAAATGTAGTTTAATTGATTTTGAATCTATCAATAAACAGGATAATTATTTAGGTAAAAGAGTTAAAAGAGGGTTATTTCAGACAAGTAAAGGTATTTTATTAAATGCTGATATTAATGGTTCTGGAAATATTTTAAGAAAAGTAATTGGTGATGCTTGGTTAAGCCAACCAATAGTGGATTTAATGTTAAATCCTGTAAAAAGAAATTTTTACGAAGAAACTTTAGTTTCGTAACGTTCCATCAACAGTAATTATTTACTCTTAACTATCAGTATATCCTGTATATAAGCCACTAACAAAATGTAAAGTTCTTGTCCCACCAACCCTACTAACAGGAACATCTTCTGTTTTGCCAACCACAGTAGTTTTATATAATTTACCAATAGTATCAGTAACAATATAACTTGTTAATCCTGATGATGTTAATCCTGTTAATGTTATTTCTGATGCTATAAGTTTAGGCACATATAATGTGGAACTACCACTAAGATAATAAAATTCATTATGTATAGTAGCGCCAGTCCATGCACCATTTATTCCAGATGTTCCAGATGATCCAGATAATCCATTTTTGCCTGATGTTCCAGATGTACCAAATCCTCCAGTTCCTCCAGAATAATTATAAGGTACATTATGCCAAAATCCATCATAATACACAATTGTATCACCAGAAGTTAACCCTGACAACATAACATCATCTAAATTAGCAATACCAAATCCGCCATATGTAGATCCACTATCATATTCAGAATCCATAGTTGCATGCATTACATCTAAAACTACATCATAATCCAAAGGATTATTTAAATATATTTGTGGTATTTTTTCATCAATAGAACCAGTCATTATCAATAGTTTACCTAATGATCTTAAAATTGGATCATTATCAAAATAATATGAAATATTATACTTCTCCTGTTCATACTGATAATATGGATCATTTGTACTATCATAAGTAACTTTTATCATTAAAAATGTAACAGCCCTACCTATAAATCCATAATTAAGTGGTTGATCAGTTTCTCCTGCTTTTAATATTATACGAGCCCTATATTGAGATTCATATGGAATTTCTAAATCCTCTAAACTCAACTTATCTAATACATTAGGTCCTTCCACAGCAATAAATGAACAATTCCAATTCTTTATTGTTTTTTCAGTGGGATTAAGTAGGTCATTAGGTATAATTTTTGTCATTTAGGTACTATTTTTATTTATATATATATTATTAGATATATTGATAATTTTTTATTATATATAAAAATAAAATTCTAGGATTTTTAAATGCTCACTAAAATATTTCAAATAATTTCAGACACTAGTACCATAAATAAATATTTTAATCAATATACAGGGTTATTATACATTCTTTATAATAACCTTGATTTATCGCAAGATAAATCATTTATAATAAGTTGTTTAAATAAATTTAATTTACTAGACAAATCCATTTTTTATTGTTGTTTAGAAGAAGCAAAAACCATATATAATCAACACCAAACAGATATAAAAAATAAATCTATTGAAATTTGTAATATAGATAAGTTATTATTGGAAAATAATTTCATCACTAAAAAAGAAAAAAGGTTTAAATATAACATAATCAATAAGTTATACAAATTAAAAAGAAACATAAATAAAGACATCACTTTCGGTGGTAAAGAAAATCTAAGAAAAATAACCAAATATCATCAAACTAATAATCAAAAACTATTTGAAAATTTTAAAGTTAAATACCAAGAAAATAGAAACTTTGGTATTTATTTAATTGGTAGAGCAGCCGAATCAGGAAATAGAAAAGTGGAATTTGATTTAATCAACAATAAAATAATATTCAAACCTGATTCTAAAAATCATTACATTATAAATTTTAGTTATAAAAAATCTAATAAAACCTCTAAATTATTATATCAATTAAATAAAATGGTAAATAATAATGAAATACCAATCACGGTTAGGATAACCAAAACTAAGATTCATTTAATTTATGATGAACAAAGAATTAATAACTATCATTTCAATAAAAACGAATATTTTAGAGAACTAAAAACAATTGATAAAAATAATTCAGATGAGAAAAAGGCGTTATATAAAAAATACATTAAAGATCAAGAAGGACGAATATTAAAAGATAAAATGACTACCAGATATATGTCTGTGGATTTAAATCCTGAAGAAATTGGATTTATCATTGCAGACAAATTAAACGAACAAGGAGACACCAAAATTTTACTTAAAGAATGCATTTCATTAAAACTTTTAAACAAAAAGAATCACAAGCCCAGCGATGATGAGGATACACTTTATAGAAATAATAAAAGGGTATTCGAATTAAAAGAATCATGGAAATACATATTCGACTACGCTGTTCACTATAAGGTTGGTCGTTTCGTAATGGAGGATTTGAATTTTAAATCATCAACATTAAAAGACAACAATAAAGAATTTAATAGAAAGACTAAAAACTTATGGTATAGAGCGGTAACCACAAATTTAATAAATAAATATTGTAACACAATTGGTTTATTGAAGGTTGAAGTTAATCCTTGTTATTCAAGTTTTATAGGTAATATGTGTTTTGAAGAATATGATCCTATAACTGCGGCAATAGAAATTTGCAGGCGTGGAATCGTTAAATATATTAAAGGTAATAGTTTATATCCTGAAATTAATCGAATTAATCAACAGAAATTGAAATTAATCACAACAAAAAGTGATTTACGTTATCTGGTTGGTGAGAATGGATTAGTTGAAGGTATAAGTTGGATTCAATTATATAAACTATTTACCAAATCGGGATTGAGATACCGAAATAGATCAATTAAAAATCTAATAGCTAAAAAGTTAGAAAATAAAAGTGAAGTAATTATTTATAAATAATTACTTTACTATCATATTTTTTATATTTATAGTATCTTAAAGATAGTTCCTAATTTTTATATATACACTTAAATTAAATCATAAAAAAAGAAATATTTCATGCAATATATCTTCACAAAAAAATTTGATGGAACCTTTACAATGAGTTGGATATCTCCACCAGAAGAAGTATCAACACAATATCGTGATGTAAAAACATTCGCAATAACTACAACAAAAAGTATAAAATCCATAACAAGTTTTTCTGATATAGTCAGAGGTGAAACAGATAAACATTATTTCAAAAAATATTTCTCTTATAGCAATATAAGAAGCGGAATTAGTTATAGTGAACCAGCACCAATCACTGGAATAACACAAGAATACTGTGCATTAGATATGCTTTATCTAAATTTACAATATTTTAGAATCGATGTAGACACAGCAACAACACCGTCACTTACAATAAACACTATAGTAATAGAAGGAACATATGATATTGAAGAAACAGATGAAATTATAAATGTTCCAGATGATGGCTACATTTTTACTCCAAAAGACATATATAAAGTATTCAAATTAACTGGATTTGAACTATATGGAATAAATACTAATAATCTTACAATAAAATATAGATTCACTCAAGATAGTGGAAGAATATATACACCTTGGGAGCCATTAACAACAGAAAATATCTCAACAATAAAATTAAATCCAGTTAGATTTGCACAAGTTCAATACTCTGTAACAAAAATAAATAATGCTATTACTTCTAAAGTATATGACATTATACTATTAGGAGACTTTCAAAATATAAACAATAACTATCTTAAGACTAATAGATATGGAGTAAGAGAAGATTGCTCAAGTCAATTTCCTCAATGGTCTGGTGCAACAAGTGCGCCTGGAACAGGACCAAGCAGTAGTCTAGTATGTTTATCTGGAAGAACATCTTATATGGGTGATGGTAAAACATATAACTATGATCGAAACTGGTACACTCAAGGTTTGAGTTGTTATTTAACTGGAAATGTAATTGGAAGTTTAACAACACAAAGTAATGATCCAACAACAGTTGCTGGAAACTATAATCCTTATGATTCAACTAAAATTGGTCAATGGTTCAATTTCTTAGCTGGAAGCACAAATAAAATATTAGGTTGGACAGTTGAATATCACTTAACTGATCCAGATGGTAATGGTATTGATAGATATCTACATGAATATCAATTATTTAATATTATTGATGTTCAAAAAATAAAAATTATTGTACCAGATAATACATTTCCAGATAATCAAGTTCAAATCAATGAATATATGTTAGATGCATTTGAAACATTTAATATCATAATATTAAAAGATGAATTCCATAAAGCATTTGGTATTGAAAAAAGACCAGGTCAAAAAGATGTTATACGTTTCTGTCAAGCAAATCGTATGTATAGAGTTAGACATGCTCAAGTAAAACGTGATATTATGTATATGGGAATATACTATAATGTAGTATTAGAAAAATACGAAATACTTGCAAACGAGCAAAACCTATCAGACGCATCTAGAAATATTATTGAACCACTAATACAAAATAATACACTTGATGCCTTGTTTGGCTTTGAAAATCATCAAGAAGAAAATAAGATTATAAATAAGCAATTCAAACCAACTACACATGAAGTTTATAGGTTAGATGTAAATCCAAAGCTATCCATTGTTAAGAAAGATATATTCAATGGATTAAAAGGTACCAAAATTTCTGACAGTTATTATAATTTATCATCTCTCTCTGCTGGTACATCAGCAGTAACATACTCACTACAAGACTCTATTCTAAACGTTAGTGATAATAGATCATTTAATGTATGGTTCAATTTTAATAATAAATATGATGCTAACAAAATAATAGATGAATCTGTATATCAATCATATTATATAAATAATAGTACGTATTTTGAATTCTTAAATAATTATAATACGTCTACTCAAAAAGGATATAAATTATCATATTCTAATCAGCAAATGGTATTAACTATAAATAATTTAAACTATTATCTAAACGTAACTGGTTTAACTACAAATATTTGGTATGGTTTATCAGTAAATATTGATAATAGACAAAGAACTATAAGTCTAGACTTATATAAGAGAAATTATAGTTATAACATTACGTTATTTACTGAGAGTTATCAAAATGCAACTGTAGATTATAATAATTCTACTGGAATAACATACTACACATCAAGAGGATATAGACCAGTAAAAAATACTGAACAAAATTCGACATTAAATGATGTAAATTTAAAGAACCTTGCTAAAATTGAATATACAAACGTTCCATTGAATAGCTTTAATATAAATAAAACAATTACAATTTTTGCATCTGATATTAAATTGACAAATGTTAGAATATTTAATGATGTAATACCAGAAGAACAAAAATCTAATATTTTAGTACAAAGAATTATACAAGATTCTAACTATCTAATATTGGCTGATAATGCTACAAAAGAATTATATACAGCAAATATTAAAAACACTAGATGGGAATGAAATATATTAAGACATTTGAAAATTTAGATAACGTTGAATATTCAGTTGGTGATATAGTTATGTGGGACATTAAAAAGAGTGGTGGTCCTTTTGAAAGACCTGATAAAAAATTTCGTGTGGTAAAAATATATTCAGATAAAGATGATGAACATAGAGAATTTGATAATTTCTATGGTTATAACAAGAATGATAGATTTATTTCCGCAGATGTTGAAGATCTTGAGACTGGAGAACTAAATAATCACTGGTATGCATATAATTATATCCCAGAATGGAAATGGGAATCATACAAACTCAACATATGAAATATATTAAGACATTTGAAAATCAGGAAAATCTAATCTATAAAATAAATGATTACGTTTATGTTAAAAATATTACATCACATCTATGTAAAATTATAAGGAAATATAAACCAACAGGATTTCCAGGTAGTAGATGGGATTATGTAGTAGAACTAATTGATCAAAAAAGTTTAATATTTAAATATATTTTACAAGATGATATAATTAGAAATTTAACATCAGAAGAAATTGATAAATATGAGTTAGATAGAAAATATATTAAAACACTTGAAGATAACAAAAAACCTCAAGTTGGAGATTATATAATTTTTAGAAATAAAATTGGTGAAATTATAACTAAAGAAGATAAATTAGAATCTTATACAATAAGAATTGAAGATGAAGATTATTTTATACCATTTAATAAAGTTGAAAAATGGGCTAAAAATAAAAAAGATTTAGAAATATACATAGAAATAAAAAAATTCAATTTATGAAATATATTAAGACATTTGAACTAGTAGATTATAAAAAGCAAGATTTCTATGAAATGGAATATGAATATAATGGTCCAGTATATTTATATTCAAATACACCATTAACTAAAGATAACATTAATAATGGTAGATTATATCTTTATAATAGAGCGGATGCATCTGATACAGCTAGCGAATATATTTATCAAATCAAATTAAAAAATTCAATCTATAAAAAAGAAGGAAATAGTTTCTTTGGATTTGATAATTTTGATTTTGACAAATTAGATTCAGAAGATAATATGTTATTAGGTACAACAAAAAAAGAAACAATATATTCTGGATATTTTTATTATAATCTAGGAGATATACAAGTAACTATAACTAAACCAGAAGATATTACAAGTTTTAAATTGATTGGGGGATTTGTAAAATATGATAAAGATAAATCTGATAGATTAAATATAGAATTATCAGAAGAAACAGATAGATGGCTATATCTTTACATATCAGGATCACTAAAAGTACCAAAATTAACACAAGAGATAATAGATGAATTAGAACCATTCAAAAGCAAAGAACCAATAAAAATTTATAAAGGAATAGAAGAAGTACAAATTAAATATTATTCTAATGATAACCCACCATATAAAAAAGGTCAAGTTATAGAATCAGATTTTAATCATGCAACATCTTGGACTACTAATGTGTTAATTGCTAGAAGATTTATTGATGAATATCCATCTTCAACACCATACGTTGTAAGTATGATGGCTAAACCAGAAGATGTATTAGTTAATGTTAAAATGTTACCAAAAGAATATTATCACACCAATCAAAGAGAAATCATAATGCAACCAGGCGTTTACAATTATAAAATAGTGTGGGAAAATTAATATTTTGTATGCAATAAACACCTTTTTTAGGGGTATATTGCATACAAAAAAACCTCTTAAAAGAGGTTTTTATTTTTTAATCTTCAAAATTTATTGTCTTATGTGATCCATCACAATATGGTTTATTCTTAGATGCTCCACATCTGCATAAATAAACAACATTCTCAGTTTTAGTTTCAGCTCCATTATAGGTAACATTAACTAAATCACCTTTAACCATCAAAGGTCCATTTTTTAAAACACTTACGTTTACTTCTTTCATATTAGTTTTCTATCATTTTTTTAATATCCTTTGATGAAAAATATTTAACTTTCTTATCTTTAATCTTAAATTCAAATATTTCAAAAGTTTTTATCATTGCTTGTAATTTAATAATATATTCAATCACTTCAGCAATTGATTTTTCATAAATAGGATCAGCAACCCAATATTCTGGAAATCTCTTCTTAAAGCTCTCCAATTCATTTTCAATTATTCTGACTGAAATATAGACATTCTTATCAAAAATTGTTGACTTAATATTTATCATTTCTTTCATATGAACCATAAACCTATGAATTAAATTGTCTGTTTCTATAACTTTAAGCAAGCCAATTGCATACCCATCATTCTCTGATAATGATATCGGCTTATTTTCTCTTACTATATTTTGAACTTCTGATTCTGACTTATCTTTCAAAACAAACTTTTTATAATCTGAAAAAAGACATCTTCTTATTAAATCTTCTGGGCATACTACTATATTCATACATGAAATTATTTTTTGGATTTAATAGATATAGGGATTTTTTTAATTTTTGTTTAAAAATATTTATATATAGCATTAAATATAATCCATATAGATATGAATAATAAAATTCTCATAGTAGATGATGATGCAGATAGTTCAATAATTCAACAGTCAATAGTTCAAAAATTAGGATACTATACACAAATAGCAATTAATGGAATAGATGCTATAAAATTTATTAAACAAGATAAACCAGATATGATACTATTAGATATATTCATGCCACAAATGGACGGATATGAAGCTATTGATTATATACAGAAAAATTTTGATATTCCTATTATAATTGTAACTGCTGGTGGAAATCAGATCATTAAGAAGATTAAAGAGATGGGTATTCTATTTTTTGTTCAAAAACCAATAGTTCCAAACAAGTTATTAAATGAAATAGATAAATGTATTAAATACTATGAAAATAAATAAATTTGAACAATTAAGAGAAAATATTAAGCCATACTACAAAAAGAAATTTAATGCAAAGTCTCTAAAAAAATTTGCATCAGACAAAGATGCATTGTACGACTTAATAAGAGAATATTCACTTCTTAACAAACTTTATTTTTTTGAAAATGGACATCACATAAGCAATCTTTACTATGAATATAATATAGATGAAACTTGTGATGAAGCTGTAGTTGTAATACCAATAGATAATGTATCTGATAATATGCTTGAACCATATTTGATTAAGGATTTAAATGATTTAAATAGATATATTGAAAATCCTGACATATATGATAAATCTAATAAATATAATTTCTAATGAAACATATTAAGCTATATGAAGAAGATAAATGGTTTGGTATTCCAGATATAGAAAGAAAATATTGGTTATTGCCAACTGATGAAAGATTTGAAAAATCCTTAGAAGAAATTGGTAGTAGTCCAATATTTATTAATTCAATATTAAATTTTAAAGAAAATTATGATAAAAAATATCATCAAAAATATATTTATATAAGTAAAAACGATAGTGGTTGGAGTTGGATGCCTTATGAAAAAAGTTCAGAAGTATTTTTCAATAAAAGAGATTATGTGTTTTCTGGGAATGTAAATATAGAAGATGAAATGACAGCAATAAAATATAACATATAAAAAATAAAATTAAAAATGAAACACTTAAAAACCTTTGAAAACATGAATAATGTATTTGTTGATAAAATGGATGAAATTTACAATCTTGTTAAAGAAACCTATCCTGAGTATGATTGGATTGATCCAAAAGATCATATGACTAGTGAAGATATGTGGAACGTTGTAACAGATGAAGATGAATGGGCAAGAGATTTAGAGTCTGTTCTTGAAGAAGAAAAATATGGTGTAGTCATTGATTCTAATGTTGAACCTAAGGTTGAGATTTATTTCCAATCAGAAGATGAAACTGATTGTTATGTATATACTGATGAAATGGGTAATGTTAGAAGCTTGTCCATTAGCATAGATTAAAAATTACTAAATATGAAAATTCAAAAATATAGCCAATTCAATGAAGCTCAGAAAATGTCTTCATTACATCAACCAACTGATGATGAGATTAAAGAAGCAGAAGAATACCTAGAAAAAGGAATAGATCCTGACTGGGATTATAAAACTGGGTACTTCTATATAGATGTATCTGGTAGATATAGTGTATATTATACTCTATGGAAAGAATCACTTAGAAGTAGTCACTTCATCTCAAATCTTAGTACTGACTTTATGACAGCCGTGGAAAAGGCTAAAAGAGCCGCTGGGAGGATTCCAGTTATAATAGATAGAACTGGAACAAAGGCTGGAATGTTCCAAGCTGCAAAATCAGAAATATTTAGTGGAGGTAAACATAGAGGTCAAACCATTGGTGAGGTGTTTGTTGAAGATCCAACCTATATTGTATGGTTATCAAGAGATTTTAATTATAAGGGAAATGATCCTATTATGAAAGAAAAGATACTATATTATACTAAACTATATTATGAAACTGTAGCCAATAAAAATAGAGAAAAAAGTTTAAGTAAGCATATTGGTCAAATTGGGGATAAAATCACAATACAAGCAGATGTTTATGATGCTAAAAAAGTTCCAAGTCAATATAATAATAAACTTCAAATGCAATGTAAATTAATTGATGAGGATGGTAATAAATATAAAGTATATGACATTGGCAAAGATGTAAAAGACGGGGACACTGTAAAATTAACAGCTAAAGTAAAAGCACATACTGAAGTCTTAGGTATAAAATTTACACAACTATTCTATTGTAAAGTTCTTGATGTCTGGAATGTGAAAGAAGATATGCTAAAATTTAACATATAAAAAAAGAGAAGTTTTTACTTATAGAATAAAAAACATTATGAGAGCGAAAACAACAGAAGAGTTTATAGAAGAAATAAAAAAAATATTTGATGATAATTTTGATTTATCTAAAGTAAATTATATTAATAATCACACACCTATTGAGATTATTTGTAAAACTCATGGTTCATTCTTAATAACACCAAATAAAATATTATCAAGAAAAAATGGTTGCAAAGAATGTAATAAGGAAAAAATAAAGTCAGAAACATTAAAAAAATATTTAGAAAAATCAAAAAAGATGCATAATAATAAATATGATTACTCTAAGGTGAACTTTATTAATTTGTCAAAAAAAGTTATTATTATTTGTCCAATTCATGGAGAGTTTAATCAAAGTCTAATAGAACATTCTCTACCACATGGATGTCCTAAATGCTCAGGAAAAAATAATAATACAGAAGAATGGATAGAAATTTTATCAAAAAGACATAATAACAAATATGATTATTCAAAATTTATTTTTAAGCATTCAACCTCTAAAAGTGAAGTGATTTGTCCAGAACACGGTAGTTTTTTTATATCACCATCAAAGCATAAAGATGGAGGCAATTGTCAATCTTGCGCTATTAAAATAATGAGTTTGAAAGTTAGATTAAAAACAATAGAACGAATCAATAAAGATAAATTTAATGGCTATCAAATGACACCAAGTTATAATAAAAAAGCATGTGAAATTTTTGATGAAATAAGTAAAGAAAATAACATAACTATTCGGCACGCAATGAATGGAGGAGAGTATTATATCAAAGAACTTGGATATTGGTTAGATGGTTATGATGAATTAAACAATACTGTATATGAGTATGATGAAAAACATCATTTCAAGAAAGGTATTTTAAAAGAAAAAGATATAATTAGGCAAAATGAAATTGAAAAACATTTAAATTGCAAATTTATAAGAATAAAATACTCATAATTTAACCTTTAATTCATCTAGTGGATATTGTTGTTTCTTATATACTTCTGATTTACGTGATTCGTATTGGTTCCATAAAATTGTTTTAAAATCTGCATGAAACACATCAACTATATCAAACACTATAAGTTTAGTCTTTTCTGCGTGCAACCTTAATCCTCTACCAATTGCCTGGCGAATTATTTTAGGCTCTTTAAAAGAATCAGCGAATACAATATTTGTAATTGCTTTTACGCTAACACCAGTTGAAAATACTCCAAAACTAGCAATCAAAATTTTTGGATTTCCAGACGTGATCTCCATCTGTTTTTTTATATATTCTCTCTTCTCTGTTGATGTTGAGCCATCAATATAATAAGCATCTTTACCAACACAATTATCTTTTATATAATTGTATAGTTCTGTACCATAAACAATTGTGTGAAACAATATTAATGAGTTCTGTTTAAATTTGTCCACCAGATTTTTAATAAATACTTTTCTCTTAACAGAATTATGAATATATTCCCTCTCCAGATCATATGCAGCTTTACCATCACCCCTCTTCTTAATATTATAAACTCCTTCTGCAAATTTATGATTCTCATGATGAAGAAGTACTGCTTTAACCTTTAGATCAGATATTAGACCTTTATCTATTAATTTCTTGGCACTTATATTAATTAATTTTGGTCCTAAAAGTGATTGAATAGTTAATATTTCTACTGAACTATCAGAAGGATAAGAACCACTCATACCAAATCTAATTTTAGCACTACCAAATGTTTTAGTTAAAATTTCAATAAGTGTATTTGCTTTTGCAGTATGAGCCTCATCACAAGCCACTACAGTAAATTGTCGAAACCATTCACGAGGATATTTTTCAAGTGATTGATATGTTCCAATGTATATATTAGGTTTTTTCTCTTCTTCTCTATATTTTCTAGGTTTATCACTCATCACCTCATCAATTCTAATGTCTAAAGGTGACTTATTATCACTTAAAAATCCATAATTATAATCTCCTAAGTCATTATAAAATTGTGTGACCAAACTGATGCTAGGCACTATTAATAAGAATTTTGAAGTAGGATCAATATGAGTTAAATAATAAAACAATAATGTGCCGAAAACCAAGGATTTTCCACCAGCAGTTGCAATTTCAACCAATCCATATTGATACTTTAATAATTGAAATATAGCGTCTACTTGATGCTCATATGGTATAAAATTTTTACCATCTGGTGTTTTATGATCTTTGTAAAATTCATTTACAAATTCTTGTACTTGATCTCTTGTTATAGCATTATTTCTTGGAAATTGTTCTTTATTCTCTATAATAAAAGGATATCCATATTGTTTACAGCATTGATATACCTCCTGCCATAAACCAAAATTGATTATACCGTCTGAAAAGTAAGAAATATCACCATTCCACACACCAAGCTTAAATCTCTTCATGAAACGGTAATTGTGCACCTTTCGAGTCAGATATAACTTTAATTGATTATATTCACCTTTTGTTGATTCTGTTAAAATAAGCTTTGTGTTATCTTGATTAAGCTTGAACTTCATTAATAGCTTTTAATTTTTTTAATCTCACGTAAGATAAGGTTTCTTGATGCTCATAATATTCCCAAACTTCTTTTAATTGAGATTCATCTTTAATATATGATTCCCAATCATCTGGTGCAATTTCATAATCAATTCTATCTATATAAAAAGATTTTGGTTGAAATGGTATTTTTATATATTGTCTGCTAAGTATTCTTTCTTTTTTTGAATTGAATGATGAACCAGTATAGCCAGAACCATTTTGATTTCTCCATATTATTGCATCTATATAATATGGTTTACCGTCCTTTCCTTTTTTAAAAACTGCTGAACATCTATTATTTTGAAATGTGTCGTCACCAACATTATTCCATTCATCATCAGTACACATTATAGGTGCTATTGGATCAAAGTTTGCCAATTTCTTGAACATATTTATTACGTACGGTGCTGAACTTCCAGAATGACCTTGTTTTGAAAAAACTCCTAATAGTTCTAATACATTTTCTTGAATCCATTTATCTGGATCATTTTCACATTCTTCAATAGGTTTATAACCTAATTTTAAAAATTCTCTTTTAGCATGTTCTATTAAATTGCTCATTAAGTTTTTGTATTTTTTCTCTTCTAAGTTGAACTATAAATCTATCAATAGCAATATCAACTAAAGACTCATCAATAACGACATTATTATGAATATTATATCTCATAAAACTTCCATCAGAACTTTCAATTATTAATGATGGATTCCAAATATCATCTTCATCTTCTAAAACAGTAATACCTAATTCTTCTAATCTATATTTATTATATTTCTTGCCGTACATCATTGTCTTGAAATCTCAGTAATATAATATTCCGCCATTTGGGGAATATCAGCTTCTGGCACGTTACTTGATATATCAAATATGTGTTCTTTACCTTCATGAGTAATACGAAGTCTGGTATATATCTCAGTTATTTCTATTTTTTCAATTTTAATTTCCATTTAATCTATTTAATTTTTCTTTTCTAACTTCTCTTATACAATATTTATTAATATGTTGTCTAATAAGATTATTTATATCTAAACCAGTGGCATTATAACTATAATCTTTATCATCTAAATGATTAATATATAACTTTTCACCATATTCATCACTAGCTAAATATATAACTTTTATACCATACATTTTCAATTTTTCATCAGTAATATAATCATTAGACACATTTGAAAAACTGCCAGTACCAGAAGTTCCAGAGATAGATTTACTAATAAATTTATCAACAGAGTAAAGGTTTTGAATGGAGCGTATCATTTAAATCCTCCTAGTATATTAGCCAACTCAATTCTATTTTTAACTCCATAATTCATATCTGCAAAATTCTTAGATGTTTCTCTTAAAAAATTAACATGCTCATCTAACTCATCAACAAATTCTTGAAATTCTGATAAGTCAGCATTTATCAGCGTCAACTTTTCAGTACCATTTGTTTTAACTTGATAAGAAGTTGCATAAAATTCAAATCTTTGTTTATGTAAGTTCTTTATTTTCTTAGATAGTTTTGCTATTCTAACAGTGTAGATATTAACTTCTTCCACAACACTCTGACGATGGCTAATTGCTTCAGATTGAACATCAACAATATCTTTTATGTCTCCTTTTAATCTCATAGACAAATTTTTAACAACTGAACTCCATAGTTTTCTGGATTCTAATACTTCCTTAGAAACTTTTGTACGATATTCATTTTCTTCATTTACGGGCATAGCTATTCCATTATTTTTATTTATATATTGAATTATTGTGTATTAGTTTAGATTTTTGTGAAACTAAGGTTAAAATAATAATCAAAACTGTATTGGTTCGATGGTTTTGATTGATTATATTGAACTGTAATTGTATCAAACTTATAAGGATTATAATCAATCACACTTTTATTTGTTATATTTTCAGTTTTGTACACATTAACATTAAATTTAGGATTATATTGCAACATAATGTTATCATACTCAGTTTGTTTCTTTATATCATAATAACTCACATAAAAGTCTATTTTATCTAATTTATATCTACCAAATATATTATTTGTGATATAATCATAAATTGCATTATTTATATTGTTAGAATAAACTTCGTTTGCATTTATAATTTTAAATACTCTTTGCTCTTTTATTTTGAAAAATAAATAATCCTTTAATATATTTGAGCCATTAATAACTACTTGCCATCTTGTATTATTAGTCATATTAGATGCAGTTTGATTATATAAAGATATCTTTTGATTGTTATCTTTCAAGTCTGTTAAATTCTCAAAGAACTGAGTCTCCCAAATTTCTGGAATTGTATCTTTATCATAATATTGATATCCATTATTATAATCTCCAACAACTTGGCTAAAACTTATAGAATCATCATTGATATTGATAGAATCTTCAGAGTAAATAATTTTTCCACCAAAAAATGTTCTCAACTCAGTTTGGTTCATTGTACCTGGAACTGAATTTACACTAAATTTTTTTAACATTAAATTACTCTTCATATTAACTTGGATTTTTTGTTTGTATTGGATCAATGATATAATCAACTTGATTAAGATTTGAAAATGCCATCTTATTTATATTTTGATCTGAATTTGTTATGATATAGAAATCTTTATCCCAAGATGAATTGAAAATAAATCTTGATCCATATTGATAGCCATATTCATCAACCATTGGATAAATTGATTTATCTTTATCTGTATCTTTCAACTTAAGAGGTGATATACTTGGATTTACTTTTGAATAAACCAATTCTTCTATCATACCAAAATTCTCAACTGATGTATCAAATTTATAATTTGAGTCCCATTGCTTAGTATTACCAGAATATATATAAGTATTATTAAATATTGGTATATCTGTAAATATTGGTTCATAACTACCATTATATCTGTATATTATATTGTTAGTTGCTACTTTATTTGAAGCATAAACAGTATTCATATTATTCTCTTGAATATTCAAATTCATATATCTTGCTAATGGTTCAACAACTGTATATTTTTGTTTTTGATCTGCATCATAATAAATTTCATATTCACCATAGATGTTGCTTGAAGGTCCTTTTAGAGCACCTTTTGAATATGATTGTTTCTTTGTTTCTAATAGTTCTGGATCATCCACAGTTAAAACAAATGGAGGATCTGCTTTACCCCAACTTGTATTTTTCATAGTACAACCAGAGTTAAATATATTTATCGGACCAGTTGAACCTGACACACCATTAGAATCAATATAATAATAGGTTATACCAGATTCAAATTCTGATAGAGTATTCATATCATCAAATGCATCATTGAAGTTAGCTGCTGTTATTAATGCTGGGTCATATTCATATGTTACAGTTACACCAGACACCAAATTAATACCATTAAGTGTTTTTGAATTATAAAGTCCATATTTTTCACCAAAAACAGGAACATTATTTAAGTTTATCCATTCTTGTTGTATTGGTATTCTAACATTAATAACAATTAAGATGTTCTTAAATTTATCATTTAAGAAAACATGAATACCTGTAGTTCCGCTATCTATTATAGTATTTCCAGTTAATCCATTCTCAGTCAAACCAATATGAGTAATTCCACTATAATAATCATAAACATCATTTAAAATAATAGCAAATTTATAATTGTTATAATTTTTACCATAATCTGTAATAATACTTACAATTTTTCCAGACGCATCTCTAGAAATATTACTCACATTAACGGCACTAAGATGTAATCCTTTGAACAAAGTATAGGATGATGAATACTTATCGCCATCTTGAAATGTTGAATACTTCAAAGTTGACCCAGTGTAATCTAAATCATCTATTCTGAAAAATTGTTTATTTTTGAAGAAATAATCAAAATAATCAACATCAGATTTTAGATATGTACTTAAATTGAATTTATTATCAATTAAAAAATCTGTTTCTATATTTGTAGTTTGATTTAAGTATCTGACAGTATTTCTACTATCATCTATAAAATTACCTATTCTATAAAAGTAATCTAAGTTTTTTTCCGTTTCGTGTGGAACATTACTCTTAGTATCACAAGCACTGTTAAAAATATCACCAACATCTATTGAATTATTTAATTTATATGGATAATCACAATTAGAATTTGAGCCAGCATAACCCCACTTAACAACAGATTGATTTTTTCTCCAAATATCTGTTAAATTATTAAAAGAAATTTCATATAACTCATCATCAGCAACATATTCTGATGATATATTCATAATTTGATATTGTCCATCTTCACCTCTTGGATGAACCATAAAACTCTTATTCAATACTGAAACATTAGAATAATCAACAGCATACAATTTATGTTCATTAGTTACATGATATGTATCTTTCTCATAATCAAAATCAGCAAAGCCAGTATTAACCCTATTAAAATCAAAATCTTTAATATCACTAAATCTCAATCTATATACTGGATAAACAATAGGCTTATTTCCATATGAATATATAGGTTTAACCTTATAATATTTACTATTTTGACCACCTTTCCAATATTCTAACTTATCTGGATAAGAATTTATAGCATAATCACTTTGTACAAAATAATCAGTACCTCTTTTCTTTAATATATGATGGACACCATCTATATCAATTATATAAAGATCACCAAACATAGTTTTTAACTGGTCATTCTCATAATATGGATCTATATTGAAATTTGATGTGTATCCAGATATGAAATTAGTATAACCTGAAGGATTCTGAATTTTACTACAATTGTAATCATAACTATCGTGAATATAATTAATAAAACATGATCGATCATTAACACTACTAAACGTAACTGCACTCATATCAAATGTACTAATTACTTGATAGTTAGAACTATTTGAAACTTTAGTAACTTGATAAAATTCATTATTATATTGAATCCAATATGTTTTATCTGAATAAAATCCTTCAACGAATGGAGATTCTGTAAGTTTTGTTGATCCACTCATGAAAATATTATTCTTCAATTTTAATCCTTGTTTCAATTCAGGTGTTACATAAGATGTCAAATTTGTAATAAATTCTAGTTTATCAACATAAAATCCGTAATATCTATTTAGAGAATAATTTTTGATATTATCTGGTGTTGCTGGTACATCATTAAATAAGAATTTCATATTTAATATATGTGGGAATATCAAGTCATTACTTCTAAATGAATTCAATATTTCTTTTTCTAATTTAAAATGTGGTTGTTCATAATATAATAAATTCTGTAAAAAATTAGATTTTGATGTATATACTCCATTAATATAATCTATTCCATAAAATTTAGAATATTCATATTGTTTGAAATTTAGTTCAAATGATTTTTCTGGAAATCTAGAATTAGTTGTATAATTGTTAGATAAAAAATATCCAATATCACTTTGATATCTCATATCAGTAAAACTAACGCATTTCCATTTATCTACTACCTGACTATAAAAATTATCCTTATTTAATTTACTAACACTATAATCATTATCTTGTTCTTCGTATGGTGTAGGCTCATCAACTCTTAAAACAATAAATCCTTCAGGTAAATTATCTTTTCTTATAAACAATGGTGCAAAATATTCATAATCTTCATTGTACCAATTATCTTCAACAGCTTTAGCACCAGACCAATAGATATCATCAAATTGTTGGCTATATTTAGAGAATGTGGTGTCATTATCACTATCATATTTAACATCAAATGCAATTTGTGATGACAATCCATCATAGAATCTAATTATCTGATCTTCAAGTAAATTATTCTTATTTAATAAGAAGTGTTTAAATTTTTGATCTGATAGTTGTTTATTTGTATCAAATGATTCTAAATATAGGTTATAATCAGAAGTGACAACTAACTTAACATTAGTTGTCAGTGCTGGATTTGTTCTTAATAATTGAAAGCTTTTATTAATCATCAATAGTTGTTATTTTTAAAGCATTGTTGAAGTGTCTGGACTATTAAGTGTTCTTGTTGTATATGTCTTATTTCTAAATATTTGGAAGCTAACTTCAAACTCAAATGGTCTACTGGCACTTTCTTGTTCTAAGAATATCCTTAATTTTCTATTCACAGAAGGTGATGTTGACATATTTGATGGAAATTCTATAGTATCAGTTGATCCACTAGTCAATTTAAAGAATATTTTAATTGGTAAAGTGAATTTTGTACCTGCATTTATAAGTTTTACTCCACCCTTATCTGAATAAATATAATTATTGATATTTTCAATATAAGGGTGAACAGTAACTGGGAAATCAGTTTCATAATCAGTAGGATTAGGTATAGTAATTCCGCTCCAAGTAACTGAATCAAAAATACTAAATGGTGTTGAGGTATTTGATATTCCAAGGTTCCAATTTTGTGAATAAAGAACTTGTCCTTTTCCATTAGCATCATTAGTTAAACCTGAATTATAAATAGGATTAGTACCAGAAGAATCAGATATCCAGATAAATTGATTATCTACTTGCTGATTTAATTTATCAAGTGAATCAACATATGTAGCTAAAGATCCGTTAGCAACTGCTGTATTATAAAATCTATTATCACCAGCAACACTAGGAATATATTTTCTATATGAAAGTAATCCTAATTGATTACTTGTAGATGCGTTTTCGAATTGCAAATAATAATCATCAATAGAATAAATATTATTATAGTATTTTCTTGATGTACCACCATATAATGTTGCATATTCTTCACAACGAATTGCTACACTAACTGATGCTCCATTATCTATTAAAATTTCATTAGAATTTCTAAGTAATTTAACAACAAGTTCACCTTTAGCACGTAATATAGTTTGTTCAAGTGCTGATATTTTATCTGTTAATATTTTCAAATATGCATTCAACATTATAACATTACCATTAGCATCTTTGTAAGATGTACCTAAATTTACATCTTGATGAGCGACATATAAGTCATTAACATTATATGATTGCTGTAAGTGTGTTGTCAAACCCATTGAATTAAAATTACTCAACAATTGGGTTGAAATTTGCTCAGTTTGAGCATTTTGTAAAATAGCAGAACTATCAGTTATTTGTGATAAATCATCTGGAAATTCAATTGTCATTATTTGACTCCAATCAGATTCAATCGGAGCATTTGGCCAACCTACTTCGGAAACAGATTTAACTCTAATATCAACTTTTTCATTTTGTTGTATTGAAATATCCAATTGATTTATATTTGGTGCATTTGCATCAGTGACATCTTCTGATACCCAACTCCAAGCATCCAATGCACTATTATAAATTCTCTGTCTAACATCACTTGTTATTGGAATCCAATTAGAAAAATAACCAGTCACAGTTGAATTTTGTGTTGAAACACTAGGATTAGTATATGCTTTAGTTTGATCTGTGATATCACCAGTTGTCGGAGCATTTGTATAAAATGTCTGAGTCATATTAAGATTAAAACCTTCTGTGGTTGGTTCTGATCCGCCTTTAGCACTATATCTATATTGAATCTTAAATTGTATCACTTCTTGTTTTTGCTGCTGTCCTGAAGTGTTTGTGACAATAGGCGCTGGAAAACTCCAAAATCCACGAATTCTAAATTTTGGTGTTTCAGTTGAAACTATTCCAGTGTTTTCAGCACTAATTCTATTTACAATAGATGTATATAATTTGGTTTGAGAACTCTGTTGATCAATTAAAGAATTCAATTGATTTTGTGCTGCTTGTTTATCAGAAACCGATTTATATTGCTTAGTACTAACTTCCTTAGTTTTTTGAGCAATAGCATCATTCAATTGACTCAACTGAGATTGTACTGATGTTTTTTGTGATTGTAACTCTTTAAGTTTAGTTGAATTTGCACTATCTGTCAAATGTTTATTAATTTGAACAACTTTAAAGTTACTACTATCTAAAACTGGAACATTTGGAATTGATCCATATTTACTAGGAATATTTTTAACAATCATATCCTTTAATATTGCACCATAATCATACACAGATTCTGCATAATATTTAGTCATTGAGACTGTATCATTTGTATCTAATACTAAATCATTACTATAAAAACAAGTACCATATGACCAAGTAGAGGCAACAATTCCAGCATCAGTATTAATTGGTTTAATAAAAATCACATTATATTCATCATATCCAATTGTGACTTTAATTGATTTGTCAGATAAAGTTGGACTATAAAATTTTAATGCTTGTAAAATAACTGGAACAGGCTCTAACCCTTCTGTTCTTTCTAAAATAACTCTAAAGTTTGATTTGGCAGTACTAACTTCTTTAATGATCCATTTTGTTGAAGAATCTTTCTTATTAATAATTAATTCATCGCCAATTGATAATGTATTTGTATTACCAGAATAATCATAATATGTTATAGATCCTAAAACATACCATAATTTTTTATTAATTGTATCATTATCAATACCAACAACATCAAAAGTACCATAATATTTTAATTGTTCATAATCTAAATCAAATTGTTGCTCATCATATGGTTGATTATAATATACCACTCCATAATTTTTTGGATTATTATACCAAACTGTTAAATCATCAATAGAAATATTATTCTTATTTAAGAATCTTGTCTCAAAATCTTTTTTAGATGTTAAACCATCTGTTGTATAATTCCCAGATGAATCTTTTTGAAATTCAATGATATATCTTCTAGATAATACTTTATTTACCTTTCTATCTATTTTATCAGTCAAATCTAATTCAATAGCCAGCATAGGGTTAGAAAGAGATTCAAAGAATGAATTATTAATTGATACGAATTTTGATACTGTATTTAGGTTTTCAATTGGTTCTGGTTCACGATTTAAGTCGTCAACATAAACTCTTCTCATAGTTGTACCATCTGATACATAAGCTGTTGAATCAGCAAGACCAGCCAATTTTCTTATATTTCTATTGGCTATATCCAATTCATTTTTTAACTGACCTACTGTTGGAAATTGGTAAGTAGATGATGTTCCATCACTGTTCATCAAACTAACATTAACAACTGAATTTCTACTAGTTACGACGTCATTTAGTTTAGTCATAACTTCAATTGAATTCTTATTTAAGAGTGCTAATTGTTCTGCTAATGAGACAAAGGTATTCTTTTGGTTTATCATGGTAATGATTTAATTTTTTTATTATATATAAAAAAATTACTTCTCAAAAGCAAACAAATAATCATGCAAGATCATGATTATATTATATTTATAAATTATATTTCATTGATTTTTCTTCTGCTTCTATTTCATCTAATTCATCTCTTGATAAAATAATTGGACCTTTATATTCATATCCAGTAAAATTTAATCCTCTACTGCTCATAGACCAATTATTATAATCAATAGTAGATTCTACACCAACAAATAATGTATCTTCATCAAATAAATATAGTTTATTTGTATATTTTTTAACTGTTATTTCAGGACAGCCTATTTTTTTAAGTTGTTTTTTAAATTTTTTTGGATCATTTTTAAGTGCCCAATAAAATTTACCAATTTCTCTTTTATTTTCTTCAAATGTTTTTAGATATTTCATTTTACAATTATTATAAATTGTACTGGATCTCCAGTGTCATCAACACTAAACTCAACATTATTTCTCCAGGATTTTTTGGATATCCATTGGTCTAATGTTCTATATAATCTATTCATATTAATATCATCATCAGTGAATTGGTCTCTACTGAAGTAATTAATAACTTTATTATCATCAATTCTAATTTTCAAACTCTTTTTTGATGAATAGAATTTAGAAAAATCTTGTTTAACTTTTGCTAATATTGATAAACTTTTAACATTTAAGTTTTGAATAATCTTATTTACAGACTGAAGTGCTTTATATTTTGAAATTTCTCTAAAATATCCGTTAGTTATATTAAATTCACCAACAACATAACTTCTTTGAGTGTCTAAATCTAAAAAACCATATCTTAAAAGAGAATTCTCTTTTATACCGAAAAAGAATGCCAATTTATTTGATTTTATTTTTTTCAAGATTTCATATGATGATGCTAATGAATGTTTAAACTTAAATATTTCAATATATTCATCAACTTTTTCAATAGTTTCAGTTGAAAAGAAGAAATGATAGCTATATAATTTAGTATAATGATCATTTAATATGAAATGATAATCATGATTAGATATTATCTGTAAAAACATAAAAAATGAATGCTTTCCAGATAGTTCTAATTTTTCATATGTTTTAATGTATTTCATATATTATATTTCATTGTATTATATTCATCTTCAGATATAAATTTATATGATTCTATCCAATTATCTTCTTTATTAAATCCAGTATCTTGATCAAAATATTTATTTTTATAAAGTTCTGTTTTTTCATTTTTTGCCATAATTTGTTGTGATTCAATTTTTCTTCTTGGTTTTTTAGTTCCAACAACTATATAAGCACCATTAGGTCCAAGTTCTCCAAGCGGGCAATAATAAACTCTATCACCAAGTTTAAATTTCTCGACATAAGATTCAAATACTTTAAAATTAGTTATCATAAATTATATTTAGTTACATATCCTTTTTTGCTAATCTCATACATCCATTTATCATTATCATCAACTTCAACATGCCCCATATATTTATAAAAACTATCTACAAATGAATTTGCGCCTGATACATAATTATAATCATCATAAGACCACACTCTTTGAACAATACCTTCTTTTTTTACTTCTGGATCATATCCAAAATAATAATGTTTAGCTCCATCATCCATATTTTTTATTAAATGAGCTTTAAATTTTTCAATGGTTGCAATTGACATACCAATCTTAAATAAGCTAACTTCAAAATTTTCATCATGATCAACAACCCAAAATACTTTAGATTTTTCTTTAATCTCACCATATTCCTCAAATATTTTAAAATTAATAATCATTTTTTGGCATTATATTATGTTGTTTTTGATAATTCCAAATATCTTTAACATCTTCAATTTTATATAAATATCTCAGTTTATTTTCATATTCAGCCATCTTAGAATGTAATTCAAACCATTCTTTCTTAGCTTTTTCTAATTGAGCCTCGTCACCTTTGGTTATAATTTTTAATTGATCATTCAATTTTAAGAATTTTTTAGTCATCTCATTCATAGTAAGTAATATCTCATGAATATCTTCATCATCTTTAGAATAATTCATAAGAATTGCTAAATCTGACTCATCTAAATTCTCGTAGCCATAATCTGTAATTTTATCTAATATTTCATCAATTGTCTCAATTGAATGGAAATATGAATCTTCGAATAATTTAAATGTTGTTATCATTCTCCATTATATTTTTTTTCTAATTCTTCTTCACTTTTTAATTCCATTTGTAAATATGGTAATGGTTTATTCATCATATAACATGCTAATGCTCTGTGATTACCTTCAAATCCAACAGATGGATAATCAATTCCTCTTTTTTCAATATCTTTAACTAATTTTTTCATATATGAATGTTCCATAGCATCTACTATATCATATTGTCCAAATGCATTTTCCACATATTCACCATATTCTTCTAATGGTAATAATTTAAAAATATAATTGTAATCATCAGGCTCATATTCTTCTTCTTCTTCAAATTGAACATCTATATCTTTTTGAACTTTTTTAGGTAAATCATCATACTCATATGATTGATCAATTTCAAAATCAAACTTATTAACATATTTACCTTCAAATAGTTTAAAGTTAGTTATCATTAAACTGTTCAAATGTTTTTATATGCTTTCTCTCACCAAGCATTGGATTTGGTACAGGTTGTGTATCCTTTGTGTCAAAGTGATTATTCTTAGTTTGTACCTTAAATTTATCATATATAATCTTTGCCACTTTATCAAGATCCAAATTATTCATAGTTGCTTTATCAATATATAATCTAATCTGATTTTGAACTTCCTCAGGTTGATTGAAAATTTGATCGTTAAATTCTTCAATCTGACTTGGTTTAATTTCCTTATCTTCAGATATCAATTTCTTTATCTTCTCTTGTACAATATCGAAATATCTAGAAACTATATCATCATTTTTAAAATCTGTCATTTTTAATTTAGTTTTTAGTGTATATATTAAATTTACATCTCAATTTATTTATATATAATGTATAATATCTAAATATTTTACAATGATGTCATTTAAAAAATAAAATAATAATATGGCGTTATATAATAAAATACTAGATGAATTGTTTAGTAATCATATTAATAATGGGTTCAAATATAAAAATAGAAATCAATAATCATAAATTAAATTTTTTTCTATTTTTATATACTTCAGGATCTTCTATAAAATCTAAAAGATCATTAAAATCATCAGTGTTTAATTTATAATCACGTTTATCTATATCTTGTAAAAACAAATCAAAAGGTTCAAAAAATTCAACACCTCTAATATTTTTATTAATGGCATAATAAAGATGAAAATGTTTGGCATTAATCTTAATATACTCATTAATTAATTTTAGTAATTTTTTTGTAGTTTCATCAACTATATATCTTTTTCTAAAATAATCAAATATATCAAGTTTTTTATCTAACTCAATTTTTTCATCTGACTCATATAATCTTTTAATTTTCATAAATTGAATTTTGTCATTTTATCATATTGATCTTCATCAATAGGTTTACCATCTTTATCTACAGCTATATAATTAACTTTATGTTCAAATAATGTTAATCTGGCTTTAAGATATTCATATAAAACCTCTACTTTACTTTTAGATTCTACCCAATCTTTATTATATGCTGTATCTACAATATAAAGAAAATCTGATCTTTTTATTGTAAAATCATGTGTAATAGTACCTTTATAATAAATATCATCATCTAATGATTCAGTAAATCTTTTAATTTTCATAAATTAAATTTTTTCATATTTTTAAATGTTTCAGCATCTTCTACATATCTTAAAAAATTTTGAAAATCTACTGATCTCATATAAAAATCTTCATTACTAAAAGAGACATTTATTTTTAAACATCTTCCAAAATATTGATGATTTACAATTTCTACCTTATTTATATCTCCATGATCAAATCCATATTGACCCAGCCAATAACCACCATGATCTTCAGGATCTTCTTTATCTCTTATTTCGGTATATTCATTGAGTAATTTTAATATCTCTTTCTTTGTTTCAAAATACTCATTTTGTAAATTATTAAAATTATTCAATTTACTACCTTTAAGATTATTTGAAATATATTCTTCTGCAGCTTTATATTCCATTTCTTCTCTTTCACCAGCTTCTATAATATCATCATGCACATCTTCGTATAATCTTCTAATTTTCATATTATAAGTTAAATTTCTTAGCGTTGTATTCTTCTTCTGGAACTTTTCTCAAATTATTCCCTTCTTCTGATAATGTATCTTCGCCCCTCACAAGTTCATAAATGCATCCAGTTTTAGTTTTTTTAAATGTATCAAGTTTAATATCCTCAATTTGCCAATATCCATCAAGTCTACCTTCATCATTATCAATAAGTTCAACATAATCACCAATTTTTAATGATTGATTAAACGGAAAAGATTCAAAGAACATTATATATTTCATAAGTTAAATTTCTGTTGATTTTTATATAATTCTGGATCTTCTAAAAACTTAAATAAATTTACAATATCGATATATTTTAATTCAATTGTATCAAAATCAAATTTTGAATGGCTTAATGTAAAATACGGTCTTTTATCACTACCAACATCAAAATTAAAATCTTTTACTGTATAAGATGCACCCCAGTTATTATATTTTTTAACAAAATAAGATATATTCATTGATACATATTCATTTAAAAGTTTCAATATATTATTTCTAGAATCTTCTAATCTAGCTTTAGATAATTCATAATCAATATTATATTTTCGTATAATACTATTATTATATTGATTTATAATTTTATCGCCTTGATATGATTCATTGAATTTTTGAATTTTCATAAGTTAAATTTCTTTTGATTTCTAAACATCTCTGGATTATTTATAAATTCAACCATTTTTTTAAAATCAACATTTCTCATATAATTAATATTACCTTCTTTAATAAGTTTTAATGCCAGCCTTTTATATGGCTCACTATTTATAAGTTCAACAGAAAAATCAATAATATCACCAGGTTGTAATTCATATTCTTCCAAAAAATAATCTCTATTTTCATCGTTTAAATCAACGTATTCATTGATTAAATTCAACATATCTCCTTTTATTTTAAGGAATTTATTTTGTTCATCAAAATACTCTGACAATTTACTATCTTTAAAAAAATTAGTACTTTTATCACCAATTGAATTATGAGGATATGGAATAGATTCATTAAATCTCTGAATTTTCATAAATTATATTTATTTCTATTTTTATATGATTCTGGGTCATTTACATATATTAAAAAATCTTTAAAATGCTTTCCTGCTAATGTAAAAGAAATATCACTAGTTGATTTTATATGTAACAAATTTTCATATAAATACGCATCTACAATAGTCTCACCGTCATAACCGTAATTCTTCCAGAACATATCAGGATAAAGAGAATAATAATCATAAATCAATTCAAAAACTTTTTTTTGAATTTTATTATATTCAGTTCTTTTATCATCAAATTCTTTGATAATATTATTTTCTTTTGATTCATTAAATCTTTTTATATTCATATTCTTATATATTAAAATTTAAACTTATTAATTTCTATGACATATAATTTTTATGAAAGAAAAAAAGACATATAGAACCAAATGGTTTGATTTTACTCCTGATTGGAGTGGTTTTCAATTTAGATATCAACTATCAGGATACTATGACACAAAGCCAGTTCTTCAAATATATTTTATCTGGGGTAAACTCTTTCTATATATGCCTTGGGTTCATTATAAAAAAGTTGAAAGAGAAAAGACTCTAAAAGAAAAAAGGAAAGATAAACTAAATTCCATCTCAGGTAAAAAAATAGAGAAAAAAGTATATAAGAAAGAAACATATGATGAATGCGATCCACCACAATATGGTGTATATTTCTATATGAATCAGTTTGGTATTAACTATGGAAAAAATACTAAATTATATGATCTTCCTTGGACACTTGATTGGATTAGAACATCAGCATTAAAAATCGATGGAACCTGGGAACACGACACAAAAAAATATAAAAATAGAAATTTTTGGGATAAAGATAAATGGTATGGAATTTTATTTTCTGAAACATATCCTTATCTTTATATCACAAATGGTGGTGAAGCACAACATTGCCTGGCAACTATTAGAGTTGAAGAAAGAGAATGGCGATGGAAATGGTTTAAATGGCTAAAATGGACAAGAAAAATTCATAAATGTATTGAAATTGAATTCAGTACAGATATTGGAGAAAGGAAGAACTCATATAAGGGTGGTTGTACTGGTTGTTCTTATGAAATGAAAAAAAATGAAACACCATTTCAAACATTAAAAAGAATGGAAAAAGAAAGGAGATTTAGATGAAAGATAATTGCTTATATTGTATGTTTTCAGAGTATTCAGATATTAATATCATGATAAATGATATGACTGGCTCTGATAATACTACTTGTAGGCATGAAAATAGTCCATATTTCAATGAAATGGTAAGTGAAGATAAATCTTGCAGATTCTTTCTTGATACAAACAAATATTTCTTAAGAAAAGATCGTAAAGAAAAATTAGAAAATCTGAAAAATAATCCAGATTTATTTTTATAAAACTTTCAAAGACTGTTGGGAAGTTGGCTTGGAAGCAGCCATCTTATAATGAGTGACTTAAACTCTACACAATCGCAAAATGTTAGATATGGTAATAGTATCTTTTGATGTAGTCTGTGGTAAATAGAGCGGTGTTGGGCTATGGTATCAACATATTCTCACCAAAAAAGTACAAGAATGTCTTTGGCGTAACAGCACACCAACATAGAAAGTTGAAGAGCCTGAAATTCAGGCTCTTTTTTTATTTATCCTTCAATTTATCCACAATTATCTTTTCAAAATACTCTGAATAGTTCTCTATCTCATACTTCTCACAATACTTAACCCACATTTCATATACTCTTGGATCTATTGAAACAGATATTGTCTTTCTCTTTAATTCGTCTGGTTTTGTTTTTCTCATATCACAATTTATAGTATATTTTCTATTAAAGTTTAATATGTTGTATAACATATTTATAATGTAAAAATAATAGAAAATTGTTAAGTTTTGACTTTAAAATATTTATATATACTATAAAATAAAGATTAATCATGAAAACAAAGAAAAATAAAAAAGTCACATTCTCTATATCATTAGATCCTGATATACTAAAAATAATAAATGATACAGTAGGTAATAGATCAAAATTCTTAGAATATTGTGCTATTGAAGAACTCTGTAAAGATTCAGAATTCAGAGAAGAATTAAAAAATAAGAAAATTATCTTATGAGCTGGCAATCTAATACTAAAAATTTTATAGAAAAAGCAAAAAAAGTTCACGGAGATAAATATGACTACTCGTTAGTTTGTTATCAAAAATCTAGCAAAAAAGTAAAAATCATATGTTCTAAACACGGAGAATTTGAGCAATCACCAAATGCACATTTAAGTAACAAAGGTTGCTCTAAATGTAGGGGTTCAAACACTGATAAATTTGTAGAAAAAGCAAAAAAAATACACGGTGATAAATATGATTATTCTCTTGTTGATTATAAACATAATAGAATTAAAATTAAAATTATTTGTAATATACATGGTGCATTTTATCAAGAACCTAATTGTCATTTGAATGGTTGTGGTTGCCAGAAATGTGGAAAATGCTCAACCACCAACGAATTTATAAAAAATTCAAAAGAAAAGCACGGTAATAAATATGATTATTCTTTAGTTGATTATAAAGATAGTATAACACCAGTTAAAATAATATGCAAAAAACATGGTATTTTTAAACAAAAACCTGTAATTCATCTAAATTGTAATTGTCCAAAATGTTCAAAGGAAAAATCAAAATCATCAAATAAAGAGTTTATTAACAAAGCAAAAAAAGTACACGGAGATAAATATGATTATTCATTAGTAGATTATAATGGTGCTCGTGATAAAGTTAAAATTATTTGCCCAATTCATGGTATGTTTGAGCAAACTCCTGATAATCACAAAAGAGGAAAAGGTTGTCCAATATGTAAAGAATCTTACGGTGAAAAGAAAATAAGAATGTTTTTAAAAAACAATAAAATAAACTATACTAGGCAACACAACTTTGAAAATTGTAAATATGAAAGACTATTACATTTTGATTTTTATCTTATTGATCTAAATATTTGTATTGAATATGATGGTGAACAACATTTTATTTCTGCAAAACATTGGGGCGGGGACTCTGAATTAGAAAAGCAAAAAATAAAAGATAATATTAAAAATAAATATTGTGAAGATAATAATATTAATCTATTAAGAATAAAATATGATGAAAATGTTGAAGATATTCTTATTGATTATTTAAAAAACAAATCTATTGAAAAAATCTATAATCAATAAAAACATTTTATGATTGAAATAGGTGATAAAAAAATATGGTTTCCGATACGATTTATTCCAAAAGATTATCAAATTCAAACACTAGACTTTATAAAAAAATCAATAATTTCTAATAAAAAGTTTTTTTTATTAAATCTTCCAACTGGAGTCGGTAAGAGCTTCATAAGTGCATCACTATTAAGTAATTGGTATAGAAATTTCATAAACGAAAGTGCAAAATTTACTATAATAACTGGCTCAAAAGTTTTGCAACAGCAGTATCTAAAAGATTTTGATTTTATCAACAACTATAAAGGTAGATCAAATTATTATTGCGATAAATATAATACAGACTGCGGCACAGCTAAGGAATTACACACTATATTAAAAGCAGGTGGATGTACAGCATGTCCATATGAAATAGCAAAAAATAAATGGATTGCTGGAGACTTATCTCTAACCAATTTTCATCTTTTCAGCACATTATCACTTTTTCAGCAAGATACACTTAAAAGAAGAGATGCTAATGTACTGATCGTCGATGAGTGTCATCTTTTAGAAGGTATCTTTTCAACCTATTTAGATACCAAAGTCTCATCTAAAACTTTAAAAAAATGTGGATTTAATTTAAAAGAAATAGAACGATATGATGAAAGATACATATCAAAAATTAAATATTTAGATAAATATCTTGAATTTTTAGAAAGAAAATTAATACCAGATTTAGAATCAAAAGAATCTCAATTTGAAAAAGAAATATCTGGAGGCGCTAATACAAAAAAAAGAATTGAATTGAGTTCATTTATTCAAAATATAAAAAGTAAATTATCATCATTTAAACAATTATTTGAATCATACAAAAATAATCCAAATAATATAGTTCTTGATGTAAATATTAATAAAAACGATAAAATGTATTCTGGTTGTGAATTGATTAGCTCTCATATATGGGTTAGCGACTTCCTAAACGATAAAATTTATCAACATTACGATCATATTTTTTTCACCTCAGCTACATTAATATCTGAAGAAGTTTTTTCATCTATTAATGGATTAGATCCTAAATTAACATCATACTTTGAGATTGATACACCATTTAAATTAGAAAATAGACCGATATATTATATAAAAGGTATTGGAAAAATGAATATGTATAGTAAAGAAGAAACATTCAAAAATCAATTACCTTGGATTAATAAAATTTTAAAAAAATATAAAAATAAAAAAGGTATAATTCACTGTACAACATACGAAATTTCTGAATGGGTTAAAGAAAATATACAAAATGAAAGATTATTATTTCACAATACAGAAAATCGTGATGAAATATTAGAAAAGCATTTAGAAAGTGTGGAACCAACAGTAATAGTTTCACCATCAATGGGCAGCGGAGTAGATTTAAAAAATGATAGTGCACGTTTTAGTATCATATTAAAAATACCATATCCATCATTAGGATCAAAACAAATTGTGGCAAGAAAAAATTCCAATAAAGATTATTATTCTAACACCACTGTCTCTGAATTGCTACAAATGGTAGGCCGCGGAGTTCGAAATGATGAGGATTTTTGTGATACCTTTATCTTAGATTCCAACTTTTCTGATTTATTAAAATATAATTCGCATATACTACCTCAGTATTTCACTGATGCTATAAAAATTTTAAAAACTTGAAAGTATGATAGAGTATTCTTTTGGTGAGAGAAAATGTAAATTAGATTGGAATGATTTTATTTGTTTAACAGAAAACACTGATAAAAAATATAAAAGTCAATTTCCAAATTTTGCAACGCTATATGAATATATAGATACTATGAAAAAAGATATATCACACATCTTATTTGATGGCTATGAATATTTTGTTGAAAACGGTGTATTACATAATTTATATGGTCCAGCAATTATAAGATATCTTGAAAAAGGTGATTATGTTGCTGCTGGAACAAAATCTTATTCATTCTATATTAATGGCAAATTAGTTTATAATGATCCAGTTGACATAAAAAGAGGTTGCAGAAAAATAGACGATTTTGAAAAAGGAAAAATATTTTTCTATGAAGATTTAACATTTAAAGAGTATGACTATATAGATCCAAACACTGGTCGTAGATATAGAAGGCAAGAAGGTATTGATTATATAAAAACGCCAATTGATCTTGAAAATAGAAGATTTTTAGATCAAAGAAAGAAAAAAATAAGACAAATATCAAATGGTTAAAAAAGAAATATATCCAGCATTTCAAATTAAAGGCTCATATAAATTGAGTTACACGATAGATAAAAAACCAAATGAACTTACAGTTGAAGTAGAATTAAAACTGGTAGAAGGTATGCTAAAGCCTAAACAAAATGTATATGAAGGTTTTGCAATAGTAAATGGGTCACCATACAACAAAGAAGATTTGAGTCATTGTGTCAATGCTAAGCTTTGTGCTGAATCAATTGGTAAAAAGTTAAGAAATGATATAATGTTAAAATGTAAAGAAGAAAAAAAAGTATTTAAAATTAAAAAATGATAAAAAAAACCACAACTACAACCACTACAGAAAAAATTATAGAAAAACCTAAAAGAAAAAGAACAACAAAAGCTGAAAAAGCTGAAAAAGCTGAAAGTAAAGCAAGGCAACCTGAGCATATAACTCATGAAAAATTCACAGCAGAAATAATGGGTAAACAATGTGAAGGTATATTGGTTAGATTTGAAGATAGATCAATTTATTTATGTCAAGACTTTGTGGTTGGTGGATTTATAAGCAAAAAATTAAGACAAGGTTACAAATTCTCATTTTATGTCGGAATGGGTGAAGTGACATCACATTTTGTAAAAAACTTCAAAATAATTAACTAAAATGCTTGTGTGGTTTAATCATTATAGACCTATTTTTTAAGTATTCTTTAGTTTTCTTATCAGTAAAATAGAAATTAATGGCACAATCTTTCCAATATCTCCAATTATTTTCAAACCATATGGGGAAAGTGTAAAGTATAAGTAATAATATAAGTCCTAAAATTTCTAGTATCATACGAAGAATACCCAATAAATTAAATAAAAAATACCAAAAAACACAGCAACATTAAGAAACATTGTGTATAATTTAGATAAAGGATCTGCAACCCAATAACAAACTTTAATCAATCCAAAAGCAATCAATGGTGAAAAAAGTTTGAAAAAGTCATAATTTTCTCCTTTACCAATCCAAGAAAGTATTCCTATAAAATTGATATCTGTATACCAAAGTCCTATGAATAATGCTTGAAGTATAATCAAGGTCATAAAAAAATAATTAGCAATAAGTTTCATGATTAAAAATTTTAATCTGCGTAAATTTTTAAATCTTTATCCATTCAGGTTTCATTTTATTCTTTATTAAAAATTTTTTCAAATTCTACCAGAAATTTATACTTAATATCTAAATCAAGTTTTGAATTAAATATAGCATAAACATCTTCATATAACTCTTCTCTTTGTGAATGATTAAAAAGTATAGATGTTCTTGATTCATTAAACGAAAAATATTTAGGATTTGAATATACTGCTGAAGAAATTGAATCCCAAGTAGTATCAACAAATAAAAATTTTCCTAAAAATCTATTTTCAATCCACCTTTTAAGTTCTGCAAGTTTTGACAAAGGCAATTCAGTTGCATCCCAATTTTCAGCAAAATAATTAGCAATAACAATATCAGCAGTAATATTATACATAATTATTTTGTTTTAAGTTTTTCTGATAGTTTAAGAATTCTTTCTTTCTCTTTTTCTAATTTTTCAAGCGATCTATTGAGTTCTGACAATTCTCTTTTTCTTTCTTTTTCATCTTCTTCGTCAACTTCTTCTTGTAAAGCAACATGAATATCAACACCATAAAAAGTATAATCAGGATGATCACAATTATAATCAATTGATACATAATTACAACCATTATCCTCGAGAGAATCAAGAATTTTCCTTAATTTTTCAATACTAAATGGATATTGCTCAATTTGAAGTCCTTTATCAATTACTTGAACGCAGTCTTTATCCCAAGCCTCATTATACCTTTCTTCACCAAGAAGTTCAAACTCATAATCATAATTCAAATCTTGAGTACTTACTTCTAAAATAACATTAGATACAAGTGTATTATCAATAGTTCTTTTCGTAGTTTTCATATTATTTTGATTTTAATTCTTGTTCAGATTCTTCAACAGAAATGTTAAACAATTCATTCATTTCATTCAAACTTTGAACATATCGTTCATAGTCAAAATCAGTAGGTTCATCTTCAACCAATCTACCACTTTCTCTCAAATCTTCAAGATACTCTTTAGTTCGTGACATAATATTATTGTTTTAAGAAGTTAAAAATTTCAACTTTAATGGTATCATCCAAATGCTTCTTATCACCAATAAAATTTCTATACAATTCATCAGTTAATTTAACAACTAAATGTAATGTGTGGTGATGTTTTTTATCATCGTTATGATTGTAATATGGTATTTCAACAACATTAGATTCAATAACATATTCTTTGTTTAGAGAATCTATTATTTTTTGACATTTTTCTTTTTTAGTTTCAATATGAAGCCAGCAAGCAGAAAAGATTTGATCCAAAATAATTAAGGAAGAAAGAAAATTTCCATCTTTATCTTTAAGCATGCCATCCATACCACCACCAACGTAAAATAATTTATCGAAGTTTTCAAATTTTTTAATTTTTGTGATAGTGAGGTTTTGAGTTTTAACAACTTTATAATGCTGAGACCAATGTGAATTTTTAAGATCCTCAATATTTTCAACATAAGTCAAATTAACAATACCGTTAGAGAACTTATAGTTAGTCAATTTACTATTGGTAGTTGTGAATTCACATTTAATACCATTTTCATAATCAACTTCAAATGTTTTAATAACCTTCTGACTTTTTTCAACTAATTTCATAACGTTCTATTTTTATTAGACTACAAAGATAAGGATAATAAATTAAACTAACAAATTATTTTTTCAAAATCATCATAATTCTTATCTAATATCATAATATAATTATGTAATTTTTTAGTATATTCTTCTTTTGCATCACATTGATCTTTATGCACTTCATACCAATATATTGATTTAACTTCAATAACTAAATCATACTCAGGTATATAATAATCAGAATGATATATCTTTTTTTCATCTAAAAAATAATATTCAATAGATAAACCATTCTCTATTTTTACTTTATCCTTATATTTTAACACAAAATCCACTTCATATGAACCTTGACAAGACAATTCATCTATATACGTCAATTTAAATCCATTTTTAAGATTTTTATTGAAAAAATCTTTGTTTTGAACTGGATATCTAAATCCATAATTTTTCAAAGATGTCTCACACATTTTTTCTTTAATAATATCAGATTGTGATGGATATTCATAACCTATATTTTTAAGATTAGTTTTTTTCATTTTTTCTTTTATAACTTCCGATTGAAATGGGTTCTTAACACCGTATCTTTCCAAATTAGTATTTTCTGCTTTAAGTTTTATTTTCTCATTCTGATGTGGATTTTCCACCCCATATAATTCTAAATTAGTCTCTTTAATCTTATCTTTAACCTTTTCCAATTGAAAAACATTATCAACTCCATATTTTTCTTTAATTACTATATTTCTTTTCTTATTTATACAATCTTTGTTATTACAATAATAATCTGTTGTATTATTTTTTGTCATATTATTATATGATTGGTATTTTACTTTCTTTTCTTTACCACAATTATCACATTTTACATCAATATATTTGTGACTATTTTTTGACAAATTCTCAATACTAATTTTCTTATTAAAAATATCTACTTCTTTTGTTATCAACATAAACTTTTCTATTATTTTTAATATATTTACTATTGTATATATAAAAAAAAGTTGTACCTACTCCATCAATATCCAACTTTTTTATAAAAATAATGAATAATAATGAATAAATTTAAAGTACTGGTTCTCAATAGTGATATGGACGGTGTTGGTTTTTGGCGTATCTTAACTCCATATATGTGCTGGAATGATCCTGATATTGAGGTAGATGTTAGATTACTTATGGATGCAACATTACCATTACATGATGAAGGTTTCTTATCTCAATATAAAATTATAGTTTTCAATAAATCTATTCCTTTCTCTAATCCAGATTACAAAAAGAATTTTGATGATATGATCAAAAGACTTGGTATAAAAATTGTTTTTGATCTTGATGACTACTGGGTATTAACAAATTCACACCCTAATTACAAAATGTGGAAAGAACAAAATGCACAAGCAACAGTAGAAAATCAAATTAGAGAAGCAGATGCAATAACAACAACAACTTCTTTCTTAGCAGAAAGAATTAGACAATTTAACGAAAATGTTCACGTTATGCCTAACGCTGTTAATCTAAAAGAACAGCAATGGATTTCAAACAAAAAACCAAGTGACAAAATTAGATTTTTATGGGGTGGTGGTATAACTCACCTTGTAGATTTAAGATTACTAAAACCATCCTTTGAAAAATTAGATAAAACATTTTTAGAAAAATCACAAATGTATCTATGTGGTTATGATTTAAGAGTCAATAGTCCTCAAGGTATGAAAAAAGATGATCCGAAAAGAAGTATGTGGACATTTTTTGAATCTATATTCGCCAACAATTATAAATGGGTAAGAAATGGTCAATATGGTAGTTGGCTTATGAGTGCTGATGATAATGGTAGAGATAACTATGGATATAAAGAAGAATTTAAAAATGAATTCTATATTCGACGTTGGACTAAGCCAATTCTTTTATATGGAACAATGTATAATGAAGCAGATGTTGTAATTACTCCCCTAAAAAACAATAATATATTTAATCAAGTAAAATCTCAACTCAAAGTAGTAGAAGCTGGTGCACATCATTGTCCAATTATATGCAGTAATTATGGTCCTTACACAATTGACGATATTGAAGGTAAAATAGATGGTAAACAAAAAGGTTTTTTAATTGATGAAAGTATAGATAGTCAATATAAATGGCTAGAATGTATGAAATATTATATTGAAAATCCTGATAAAATTAAAGAACACGGAAAAAATATGTTTGAATATGTCAGAGATAATTATGAAATTAATGTAGTAAACAAAAAAAGATCAGAATTGTTCAAAAAATTAGCATCTGAATAATGGGAATGTTTTATTCATATTGTAAAGAATGTAATAAATGTATTAGTTGGTTTTTATCGAAAGAAGCTATAATATGTAAAAACTACAATACAATAAACACTCAGGATGATCGTATTAAGTCACTTTTTAATGAAGAATGTTGGACGAAAGAAAGATTAAAAAAACTAAGGAAAGCGAAATTAAATAAATTAGATAAAATATGAAAGCAATCTATTTACCATATTATGGATTCGACCCATCTAAAGATTTAGAAAAATTAAATCAAGAATTAAAAGATGCGCATTCAGTAGAGTATCACACAGAAATTAGAACAGATTACTTAAAACATCCGATATGTATTTTATTAATTGTTGGAAATTATACCAGAAAAGATAAATTAAAAAAATTGAAAGAAATAAGTGAAAGAACTGATAATAATAGTATATAAGATAGATAGAAATTTAAGTAGCTCTGAGTGTGATCAAATAATCGATGTTATTAGAGAATTAGGATTATCAACAGACGAAGAAATAAAAGAAAATTATATAATCAAAGAAATAATTATTCCAGGTAATAAAACTGATGTTAAAATTATTTATCCAACTCCAAAATATACAATTTCTCCAGAAATAAATGATTTAATTTCAGAAATAACAGATAAAATAAAAAATGATCCTACCAACCAATTAAAATTACAATGGGACAGATTAGTTAGAGAATTAAAATTAAGAAAAATAAATTCATTATGAAAAACAATTTAGATAAACAATACTTGGAATTACTCCAGCATATTTTAGATAAAGGCAATATTAAAAAAGATAGAACTGGTACAGGAATAAAATCAGTTTTTGATTATACTATAAGATTTAATATGAAAGAAGGTTTTCCTCTTTTAACATCTAAAAAAATGTTCACAAAAGGCGTAATACACGAAATGATATGGTTTTTAAGAGGTGATACAAACATAAAGTATCTAGTTGATAATGATGTACATATATGGGATGGTGATGCGTATAAAAATTATAAGAAAAAGATACATGAACAACAAGAAAAAGATGGTGTCCATGGATATGAGCATTTAACTAAAGAATCATTTGTTGAAAGAATTAGCGTAGATTATGAATTTGCTGAAAAATGGGGAGAATTGGGTCCGATTTATGGTAAGCAATGGAGAAGTTGGGAACATATGTCAGAAAAAGAACAAAAATCACAAGCCATTGGAATTGAAGGCTGTGCAAATGATTATATTGATCAAATTGAAGTATTAATTAATAATCTTAAAACTGATCCAGATAGTCGTAGATTAATAGTTTCTGCTTGGAATGTTGCAGATTTGGATTCTATGGTATTGCCACCTTGTCATTATGGATTTCAATGTTATACCAGAGAACTAAGTTTAAGTGAAAGAATTGAAATAGGATATGAAAGGGTTGATCCATTTGAATGGGACTTATTAATGGGTAACGGTGAGGATTATGACAGTGTTGCTTGTGATGAACACAACATACCAACTAGAGCATTATCTTTGAAATGGCATCAGCGTAGTGTTGATACGTTCTTAGGATTACCATTTAATCTAGCATCTTACGGGTTATTATTGGAATTATTAGCAAAAGAGGTAAATATGGTTACAGAGGATCTAATATTTTCTGGTGGTGATATTCATTTATATCTTAATCATATAGAACAAGCAAAAGAACAATTAAATAGAGACACATTTAAATTGCCAAAAATAAAATTGAATAATATTTCAATTGATGAATTAAAATATGAAGATGTTGAAATTATTGGATATGAATCAGAAAGTATGTTAAAAGGTCAATTGTCTAATTAAAAATCATCATCAATCCATGGTGATAATCCTGGAGTATTTCTAACTTGAACATTTTCAAATTCTATACCAGGATTTTTTATTTTTGCTCTATCTAAAAAGCTTTGAAATAACTTCATATAACTATAATCATCTTCAGATTCTCCTATTCTAATTATATTAGTATCACCTTGTCTTTGAACAGTTACAAAATTCGTCGGAATGTCATTTCCCCAATCTTGAACGTCTTTTATTACGCCAATTCTATCTAATCTATTTAATAAATGATGATGTATCAATGTAGATTTATCTTCTACATATAAATTTCCTTTGTAATCTATAACGCCTCTAATATATGGACCTAAATTGTCTAAAGTTCTAGGATTCTTTAATATAACAACTTTATTGTCCTTGTACGCAATTTCTTGACCAGAAGTATTTTTCATTCTCCTATATTTAAGATCAAATTCTGAAAATTTTGGTGCAATTTTAAATTTTCTTTCTGCATATATATCACCAACATCTTCAAGAACTGGCTCTCCTTTCAAACTCATAAGAATACCAAGACGTTCTTTAAATTCATCAAAATCATATCTATCTGGTGTAATATGATGTCTATATACCTCACCACATTTTGGGCATTGAAATATACACATATATCCTATTGTGGTATTACAAAAACCAATAATATCAAAAGTATCATGTTTCATAAAATTAGCATATCCGCAATTATCACATTCACAAGATTTATTATGGGGTATTTGATGATATTGAGTATATTCTCTTAAATAATAGATATCATCTAAAAATTCAAATTTAAGTTCATTTAATAAATCATTGAATCTTCTAATTTTCATCTATTTATTCTTTTATTTGTAAAATGTATACCTGGATTTCTTAATCTGGCTTTATTCAAATATTCTTGGAATATGCTATAAGAAATTTCTTCATTATCAGTATACCACATATTAGATTCTCCTAAAAATATATTACCATCATCTTTTCTTTGAACTGTTATAAATCCAACAAATGGATTATTTGGATTTTCAATATGCCAAGTTGTAACATTATGATTAACAAGACCTAAATTGCTAACTATTGTTATTAATGGGTCATGAATATTCATAGCTTCTTGTTCAATATATAAATTACCTTTATTATCGATAATTCCTCTAACCCAAGGTCCAATATTTTCTAAAGTTTTTGGATTTTTTAAGATTACTCTCCTACCATCTTTAAATATAATTTCTTGACCAATATTGTTATATCTTCTTCTGTATTGTTTATCAAATTCTGAAAATTTTGGTGGAATATTAAATTTCAATTCAGCATATTTATCTCCAACATCTTCTAATAATTCTTTAAATCTTTTTATTTTCATACATTATATTTAATTGCCATATCTAATTGATTCCAATCACCTATACATTTAGGTTTAAATTTTTTAAATCCTGGAAGATATTTTTCAACATTTCTATAAAAATCATTTCTAAATTTTTGAATAAAATTTTCTGCTATACCATCTTCCAATATATAAACATCTGAACTTTCATTCTTAACTAATACTGAATAATATGGATATTTACTACCATCATTAACTTTAAAATTAATATGATATATGTCGCCTGTATATCTTGATGATGAAAAATCAATCCATTCCTTTTCAATTATTTCTTTTAATTGATCTTCCCAATAAATTGGTGAACCATCACTTGTAGCGCCTTCTTTAATAAAATCAAAATATTTATATATCATTAAAAATCGTCTTTTATTTTTTTATATATATTAAAAAATAATAATCAATTTTTTATGGCACAAGAACCAATAGTATTATCTGAAATTAGAAATAAAGAAGATTTGAAAAAAATATTGAAATTTATAGATGATCAAGGTTTTAATATTAATGCAGTTAAATATCCTAGTGATACTAGTCTTAATGATTATAAAATTAACAGAATAATTGATAAAGCAAATACATTAAGTGTAACAATTCCTAATAAAGAGAAATTATATTCTGAGTTATCAAAACTTAACAATTATTCTGATATGATAAATGCCGCAAATAATTATTTTTCAAAATTTAGTTCAAAAGATAAAATAAAAGAATTTATTGATACTTTTTATGTACAGGAAGATGATATTGGAAAAGTTGCATCACATTCGTATCCAAGTACAAAGGAAATTATTGAATGGTTCAATTTTAAAACTAAATATAATTTAGATGATAATTACAATGATAATGTTTATTATTATAATTTAGATAAAAATATTCTTAAAATAAGGTTTGGAGACAAAAGTAATGAATTTCAAAAATTTTATAAATTACTTTATAATGAAGACTGTAATAAAATTACAAGTTCTAGATATGGTAGGAAACTATCACCAGGAGAAGTTGATGATGCCAAATTCGGAGTATGGCAAAATTTAGGTAAAATAGAAATCAAATTTTTACAAAATGGTAATGTTAATCTAAAAGGAGATTTAACGGAACTTCGAGAATATAATTATCAACATCTATTAGAAAGAACTTATGGTACTCATGTAATTAAATATAAAGGTAAAACTGAAATTATTAAAGCAAAAAAAGAGGTCTAATGACCTCTTTTTTTTTGATTACCAACTACCACTAGTTCCTCCACCACCAGAATCTCCACCACTTAATCCACGATCTGAGGGCGGCCGCAGCTTCGGCTTTTCTTCTCACTGAATATTCTTCTGAAGATATATCAGAATTGATATTACTCAATAATGTTTCAAGGCTACTTATACAGGTTTTAAGCAAGCTTGCCGCTAAGATAATGTCCACACCTAAATTACTTTTATACTTGATCATATCACTCTTAATAGACTCATATGATGTTTTTCTTGAGTAAGATACACCTGACTTATTTATTTTATACTCTATACTAGATTTTAGACTATCTGGTTTATTTTGATTATCTCTGATAAATTTTTCACTATTATTATAATCATTAAATAATGTATCAGCAGAACTAAATGAACTTGTTATAACAATACCAGTTGTAACGAAATTTCCATAATTTGAAATAGCAGAATTTAGATTTCCAGATTTCAAATCATCCATACTAAGAGAAATATAATTTTGTAATTTACCTAAGAAATTATTAAATTCAGCAAGTTCAAAACTGACAAGAGAACTATATTTTCTTCCAATTTTCACACTTGATAAAATATTTTTCTTTCTTACATATTCAGAATACAACTTTTTTAATTCTGTATTCTTATTTTCCAAATTTTTATAATCAGAAACAATGTTATTTATTTTAACATTCAAAGCCAAAAATGTCCTTAATTTACCATCAATTAATGACTGAACACCAGTCAATTTATTGGCAATCTTTTTGGTATATTCAGACTGTGAAAGTTTATCAATTTGAGTGTCAGTTATAATATTATTTAATTGATCTTTAAGATATGTTTCACAATAAGGATAATTATCACTCAAGTACTTTTGAATATCAGACTTTGTTTTAGAAATAGTTACAATTGCATTATCAATACTATTCACAACTTGCTTATTTTCAAGCAACTTATTATATACAAGTTGCATCCGTGATCTAATTTCTTCATTTACAAGATTATTTGTTAAATTATCAATAGTATTAGCACCTACATAATTTTGAACATCAGGATCTATTTTATTGCCTAATTGTCTTTTAAGATCCTCAATACTATTAAGAACCATTTGAATTTCTTTCTTCAACATTAAAAATGCCTGTCTTTTCCTATATTGAATAATAGCAATCCAACCAATTCCAGCCAATATAAGTAAAAGTAAGAAAACATACAATAATGTATATAATGTATCTTTAATAGCCTTTGCACTTTTTTCCTTATCAATTTCTTTTTGTTTACGTAAAAATTCTATTCCTTGATTACCAAGTTCCTTTTGAACATCAAAAACAAGTCCTTTTACACCAGAGTAATAATCTCCTGCTCTAAAATAACTTATCATATCAGGTTCAAAAGCCTTTAATGTAGCATCTGGTAAAAATTCCTCCAATCCATAACCAGTTACAATAGAATATTGTCCATGATTTTGTTTATCTTTTGATAATATTATTAATAATCCATTTTTTAATTCTTTACTACCTAATCCCCAATTATTAAAGAGATTAGTTGCTTCAATATGATCACCAGCAGGAAAATCTTCTGAAGTCACAACACAAATTTCAGCAGTTGTTGTTTTTGCGTAATTAGACAATAAATTTTCCAATTCCTGCTTCTGATCAACTGAAAAAATTTGTTCATAATCATTTACAAACCCTGTTGGTCGTAAATTCATCAAATCTTGACTTTTTACATTGAAAAATGTCACAAAAAACAGAATAGACAACAATAATCTTTTCATATACAGTTTATTTATTTTTTGATTTAATATAAAAATCTAAAAGACCTTCAACCCAAGTTCTTCTACCACCATATTCCTCTAAGTATTCGGAACCAATCACTTTTTCGTCATTTATTTTAACGTATATATCACAATCAGGACCTTTCCCAGTATTTCTACGTTCAGAACAAAAATATTCAATTATATCTTCATTAGATAATCTAATAAAAATATAACCATTATAGTCGTCTTGCATATTTATATCTAAATGCTCTACTTTTATTGGTGGAATTGGATAGTACTCAAAATCTTGAGCACATTTTTGTTCTTCAGATCCATTTAATTCAAAATATTTACCTACTTCAATATCAATTTTCATACTTTATATGATTACCAATTATCAATAATATATGAAATAACACCAATTATCACAAAAAAAGCAACAAATGCTAATGATAGTCCAGTAAATGCGCACCATAAACCAGATTGAAATGGGTCTTTAGCATATGGTGAGCCATTTAAGTAAAAATAGATTATTGTATTTAAAGTAAAACACATAAATAAGATCGCCGCAACTAATTTTCCTTTAGATAATTTTTTCATATTTCGTTTTAATATATTTAACAGTACAAAGATAATAAAAAAATTTTAAAATAAAAAGCAAAAATAGATAAATACGACTTTATTTTATTTATATATAGTTATAAATAAACATAAATAATTATGAAAAAGACTAAAACCTTCACCATTGATGATGATGTATATAAGAAATTTGACAAATTGGCTAAAAATAAATCAATAAATAAATCGTTATTTGTTGAAAATGCTATGAAAGAATATATTGAAAAAGAAATAAAAGAAAATGTTGTTAACAGATAAAATTAAAATAAAAGTAAATAGCGGGTTTCACATCAAGCATTTTAAAGACAATGGATATAATAATATTAAATTTGGTGATGAAATTGAAATTGATATATCACTATTACCAAAAGGTAGTCATGAAACAATAACCGCAAAATGTGATTATTGTGGTGATATTAAAGAATTATTTTACAAAGAATATAATTATAGCATAAGATCAAATAATAAATTCTGTTGTAGTAAATGTATACCACTAAAAAACGAAGAAACTTGTAGGAAAAAATATGGTAAAAAAAGTTTTACAGAAACAGATGAATTTAAAGAAAAATCTGAAAAAACCTGCCTGAAAAAATATAAAGTTGATAGATATTGTAAAACAAAAAAATGTGTTAAAAAAAGTAAAGAAACATCATTAAAAAGATATGGAGAAACACATTATTCAAAAACAGATGAATATAAGACAAGATGTAAAGAAGTTTTTTTAAAAAATTATGGAGTTGAAAATGTAATGCAAAATCCAAAATCTGTAGAAAAACTACAAAATACATTGCTAGAAAGAACAGGTTATAAGCACGCTTTACAAAATCCAAAATCAATAGATAAGAGTCGGAAAACATCAATAAAAAGATACGGTGTTGATAGTTATGCTAAAACCAATAAATTTAGAAATAAAATGAAAAGAAATAGTTTAAACAGAACAACAGAAGAAAAAAATGAAATTTTAGAAAAAAGTAAAAGCACATGCTTAAAAAAATATGGAGTTGAATATTCATCACAAAATGTGAATATTCATGAAAAGCAACAAATATCAGCATTCAAATTAAAAAAATATAAAAATTTATTTTATCGTGGAACATATGAATTAAATTTCCTTGAAACTTTTTATGATAAAATACTGATTGAAAAACCAAAATCAATAATATACGATTTTGATAATAAAAATAGAAGATATCATCCAGATTTTTATATTAAACAATTTAACTTAATAGTTGAAGTTAAAAGTAGTTATACTTACAATTACGATATTGAAAAAAATGAAGCTAAAAAGAAGGCATCATTAGAAAGCGGTTATAATTTTATTTTTATAATAGATAAAGATTATAAAGAGTTTATCAATAAAATAAGCCTTAATTAATTAATATATAAAGTAAATAAAATTCAAAAAACAAAAGAATAATATGACACAGATAGTTAAACTTAATAATCAACCAGATAATTTAATAGAATTATTACAAAATAAAGAATTGCTTGTCTATGAAGATATACAGGGCGCTCAAATTTTCGTTAGATGGACAGGACAAAAATTTGATATAAAAACAAAAAGTTTGAATAGTGAACCATTAAATTTTGTAGATTTAGCAATACAACAATTTTTTAATTTCGCTTTCCAATATCTTCATTCACTACCAGACTATGTAACAAATTTATTATCAACAAATTGGTGGTTCTGTTTTGAATACTTTCCAGATCATCAACCAGCACATATTGAATATAAAAAAACACCATTAAATAATTTAATTCTAACTTGCATTGTTAAAGGTACAAAATATAAATATAACTACTCTGAAATAGTTGAATATTCAAAAATGTTCAATGTTGATTCATTACCAGTAATTTTCAGGGGCAAATTAAACGAAAAGCAATTAGAAATTATCAATTTGTTTTTACACACATCAGAAAAAGATTTAGATTTTGTATTTGGTGAAAATAATTTCGCATATTTCTTCTATAAAATATTGAATCCTAATTTAGAGAATTCTTTCTTAATGTATGATTTTAATGATAATTTAGAAAAAATAATCATTAGAATTAATGGAAATGATGAATTTTCATTTGAAATACTAAATCCATCATATGAAAAAATGGTGTTAGATAATAAAACTGAATATTTAGAAACTTATTCTCTGATACTATTAAATTTCTTAGAATTTTTACAACTTGTTGATTTACAAAAATTAAAGTTAAAAGAAATAACAAAAGATGAATTATATATTGAAATGATTTCTTCAATATTCAATGAATATATTGATAATATTAAAAAGGAATTAAAGGATTGGAATTTGTCTATTCCTGAGTTCTTCACTGAAGATAAATTTAGAATTAATACATTTTTATTAAAAAATCAAAAAACAATTGAATTAATTAAATCTGACAATAAAATTGAATATCTATTCAAACTAATATTAAGTTCTTTTAATAAGAAAAAGAAAAAACCAATAGGTATTTTCAATGAAACTACAGTTGATTTATATAATAGTGAAGTTGATAAATTATCAAATTTCCTAGATGAAATATTAAAAGTTAACCGTGAGTATTTATTAAGAAATAATGATTTATTAAATTTTAAAGATTATTTCAATATTAATTATAACACGGATGCAGATCAGCAAATTTATCCTGACGTAGATCGATTAATTTCCGAACTACCTTCAGGTGGTGAGAAGAAAAAGAAATTAGGAGAACCTAAAAAAGGTGAAATGCCAGAATTTTCAGAGGAAATTAAACCAAAAAAACCATTATAACATAGTTAAAAATTCTGTATAATCTTTATCAATTATAAAGATGAAATTGTAGCCGTTATTTATAGCGGCTTCTTTTTTTGCTTCATTCTGAACTTTTTCATAATCATAAGTATAACTACTTTTAATTTCTACTATCAAATTATAATCTGGTAAATAATAATCAGGAAAATATACTTTATTTTTACCTTCAAATATATAATCAATAGATTTTGCATTTTCAATTATTATTTTATCATAAAATCTGTGAATTTTTTAGAAATATATTTCAAACCATCAAAATTTTCTTCTGAACCAACAACAATATTAAAGTCCTTTATAGATTGACCTTTAGCCCACCATTCTCCAATTTCAAATCTAGTTGTTTGTGCATAACATCTACCAGTCACTTTTTCTTTTTCATTAGCCAGCCAAAAAACAACAACTCCATTTTTTGAAGCTTTATTCAAATGAAAAGACTCCCAATCAACTTGTTCATTGTATTCAAAATTTGTATGATCTATTTCAGTTCTTTTTGGTGAACATATAAGAATATTTCTATTTAACACAGTATTCTTTAATTTTTCTTTTAATTTCTGAATAAATTCATCATGCCAATCAGGTGCACCTTGAATAGGCCCAGCCAAAAATATTGCAAGATCATCCTCATTATCAAAAGTTTTATCATAAATTGGTGCTCTTAACAAGCCATTTTTCACCATTTAGTTCAGACAAATAATGTAGTCCGTCTCTGGTCATAGAAATATCACCAACAAGAATTACTAAATCTTCCTTGTTTATCTTTTCATTCCAAATTTTGATTATATGATCATCACACTCTTTTGAATTACGAAAGACTAAATCTCTTGAATATAGATTTAGTCTTTCGTCCTGAAAGTGAAGATCAGAAGTAAAATATATTTTTCTCATATTGTTTTTATTTCATATAGTCTTATTTTCTCAATTGGTTTTTCTTAAATTCATCATAACTTTTTGAGCCTTTTCTATTGTTGCATTTTTTACAAGAAACAACCCAATTAGATTCATCCAATTTGTCAATACCAGAACTAACTGGTTTAACGTGATCAATTGTTGCTAATCTTGGATTTCTATTATTCTTTTCACACATTTTAGCACTCCTATAACCAATCTCCAAATGTGTTTTGCCACAATAATGACAACTTAAAGCTCCATGTCTACGCTTATGTTTTGCTAAAAATGTCCACCTTTTATTCAGATAATATTGTAATTCTTTTTCCTCTCGCAAGAAGTCTTCATCAAGTTCTCTTAAAAATTCATTTAAAAGAATAAGAGCAGATTGGGATTTACAAGAAATGTCTTCATTGTAAATAATATGATTAAATCTTGTACTACCAGTTGACGATTTATAATATGTGATTGTTTCCAATGTGTGGTGTATTAGAATTATGATACAAAGATAAGGATAAAAATTTAAATAACAAAATTAAATCACAGATTATACTTATTTATCTCTCTTTTATTCTTAATTTCCTCAACTTCTTCTGGAGTATTTTTACCATTTGTAACGAATATAACAAATCCATTTTCATACAATTCTTTTGTAAAATCTTTAATATTATAATTAGGGTAATAAAATATCTCAGAGTTTTCTATATTATCATAATCAGTGAATTCGCCATCATCATCGTAATAATATCCATCTGTAATTGCAGGTGCTTCAGATAACACACCCAAATCAAATCCACTAATATCCTCAATATATAATAAATCAGAACTTGCTCTAATATCATCAAAGAGTTCAGAAAAAGAAAAAATATTAAAATTAGGATTGTCAGCTATTTCTTCTTTACCATCAGGAGTTAAAACTATTTTAAGATTTCCATTTTTTAATATTTTCAATTTTAAATACCTGCCTGTATAGTCAAAACTATCCTCATTTTCAAATAATCTAAACTTTGTTATCATATATTATATTTCTTTTTCGCCTTTTTTAATTTTACATCTTCAAAATATTTATCAAGATCAAAATCTTTATATTTTTCAGAACCTCCAATAAAATAAATTTTATCATCATCACCAATTTCCAAATATATTTCACCAAGAATTCGTGCTAAATCCATTAAAAAATCCGCATCGTCTTCTTCATAACCAGCTCTATCAAAAAATCCTGATCCGTGACCATTTCTTGATAACCACAAATCATGACCAATTTCAGTATTCAAAATTTCACTAAATACATCACCAGCATTATCAAGAAACCATTTAATTTCTTCTTTTGCTTGATTCCTCGCTTGATCAGAAAAATCGTGAATGGTTTTATATTTAAAATCTTCATCTTTATCCTCTACAGACCATAATGCACTTTCAAAATAAGTATCCATTATTATATCAATAGGTTCTCGCTTATGATTAATTTTTAATTCCTCAAAATATCTAAGATACTTCATTAAAGACAACTTTTCTTTTATATATTAAATAAAAATAAATTAAAAATATTAAACTTTTATACTAAAATATACTAAAATATACAAAAACCAATAAAAAATATTTATATATACAATATGAAAGCAAAAGAAATAATGGATAAATACCAAATAACAAGAAATACACTCTGTAATTGGGTTAAAAAAGGGTTGATTAAAATAGATAAAACACCTTCAGGTAGATATATCTATTTTGATAAAATAAAAGGTAAAAATGAAAAGATTGACAACTAAAGATTTTATAGATAAAGCTAAATTGATTCATGGTGATAAATATGACTATTCATTAGTTGATTATAAAAATTGTATGATAGAGGTGCAGATATTATACAATAACGAAATATACAATCAAGTTCCATCATATCATTTATCTGGATTTTGTCCAGAAAATAAGGTACTAAAAACTAACACAGAAATTTTCATAATAAATTCTAAAAAAATTCACGGTGACAGATATGATTATTCACTAGTAAGTTATAAAAATAGATATTCCAAAGTAAAAATTATTTTTAATAATACTATTTACACTCAAACACCAGATATGCATTTAAGAGGATGCTGTCCTGAAAAAATAGTAAATAATAAAACAACATTAGATTTTATTGAAGAATCAAAAAAATTATACGGAAACAAATATGATTATTCATTAACTAAATATGTAAATAAACTAACTAAAATTAAAATAGTTTATAATGATATAACTTACGAGCAACTACCAAGATATCATTTTAAAACACCACCAGAACTTTCTGGATTCAGTGAAGGTGAAAATAAAATAAAAAAATATTTTATAGAAAAAAATATAGAATTTTTACCTCAAAAATGTTTTGATAATTGTAAAAATAAAATAAAATTAAGATATGATTTTTATTTACCAAAATATAACATACTAATTGAATATGATGGAATACAACATTTTAAACCTATTGAATTTTTTGGCGGAGAAAAAGAATATAAAGAAACAATAAAAAAAGACAATTTAAAAAATTTATACGCAAAAAATAATAATATTAATCTTTTGCGTATAAAATATACAGAAATAAATAAGATACACCCTATTTTAAATAACTACATTTTTTAATTCTTTTAAGGCTTCCGTCATTTTTGTATAATTCAAAATTATTTTAGCAAATTGATATACTGCTGGTAAATCTTCATATTCTATATCATTAAGAATATCAAAAGATCCAAAAACATCTTTCATAACTATATGAAATTCCATCAAATCTCTATCCAGTTTATTCATTAACTTTTTTATATTTACGATTAGAAAGTATACCAACAATTGCACCAACAATTCCGCCAACAATTGCTCCAGGCAAATTGTAAATCATTGAGCCTAATAACACTCCACCAAAAAAGCAAGATAAGAAGTTTGCATGTTCGAATTTCATATTTTTTAAAATTTTTATTTTATATAATAAGCAAGTATAATACCAATAACAGCAGCACTAATAAAAAACATACTAAATCCAGACAAAATTAATATAATTAAAAATGATCCTGCAAATAATTTAAAAAAAAAACTTAGTTTCTTTTCTCATTTCTTATGTATTGGACAATTTTTATCAAATATAGGATCTTTAGAAGGATACAATTCTAAATTATCTATCTTTGGACAAGTACATTTAGGTGTATCCCAAAATCTATGATAAGTAATATCTTCTTCTTCTCCATATAATATTTGCATATCATATTCAATATCAGTCAATTTCTTATAGTATTGTTGTAAATCTTCATTAGATTCTGACTTTTCAATAAGATCATAAATTTTAAGTTTTTCTATCAAACAATTTTTTAATTTAATTAAGTTTTTCTTGTTTGTGATTCTATCTTTTTCTACTCTGTCTCTAAGTTCTTCATATTTAACAAGATATTTATCTTTTGCATCAAACTCTTCTAACATTTCTTCAAAAGTTATATATTTTTCAGAATCATAATCTTCTAAATTTTCTTTAACTTCATCAATTGAATCCATCATTTCCACTTCTCGCTCCTTTTTCTCTTGAGGTCCGCCATGAAAAGAAATTTCGTAGAAAATTCCATTAAATAATTCAAAAAGTGTAAATGCTTTATTACCCAAATTTATTGTAAAATCTTTAGCATCTATAACTTCTTCACCTTTGTCCTTAACTTTGCTATAATCATAAATATCAACAGCTTCATTTATTTTTACATTACAATCTTTAAGATTATTAAGTGAGGTAAAATCAAGAGCATATGTAATTTCATCTTTTGTAGATACGCCATGAAGTGATGGACATATATTCAACTCATCATCATATTTATCGCAAAACCAGTGAGCTTCAAGATAATCAAATTCATTAGTTTCATTTGGATTATTCTCAATTTCTTGTAAATAAGGTTCAAGTGTATAACCACCTAATGCTGAATAAAATATTTCGTTAAACTTTAAAAGATTACCTGATACAATTTCAAATAATCTTTTAAAAGTTACACTCTCACCTAATTCAACATTATCTGATAAGAAATTTACAATCTCTTCAATAGGAATTTTTTCTACTTTATCCAAAGAAGATAAAGAAGAAATAGGAAATTCACTAACATAAATGGATTTATTAGTTATTGTTATCATTCAACATCTATAATATTTTCAGTTTGACCACTTTCACCACCAGATCCTGAAACCATGTTCAATTCATCAAGGTTAATATCTGGACCAGAAACCTCTTCAGTTGAAGTGTGAGCTTCTTGATTTGCAAGTTTTTCCTGTTGCATTTTAATATAATTATCAATCATTTTCTTTTTAAACAACTCTTGCTCTTTCTTCTTAGTCGACTTATAATCATTCAGTCTAATTTTGTGCTTAAGTCTATGTTTTGATTTTGGCATAATGTTATATTTTTTTCTTTATATATACAAATAAAATATAAAAGTTTTATGAAGAAGTTGACCAATGAAGAGTTTATTGAAAAATGTAAAAATATACATAATAATAAATATGATTATAGTTTAGTTGAGTATAAAAACACTAGAACATTCATCAAAATAATATGCCCTACTTGCGGAGAATTTGAACAACTTGCTCACTCACATACACAAGGTCGTGGTTGTCCAAAATGTTGCCTTTTAACAACTGAAAAATTTATAGAAAGATCCAATAAAATTCATAAAAACATTTATAATTATGATAAAGTTAGTATAGTTGATAATAAAACTAAAGTTATTATATCTTGTAAAACACATGGTGATTTTGAACAAAGACCAGATGTTCATATGAAAGGCCAAGGTTGTATAAAATGTTTCAAAGAAAGTAAAAAATCAACAACTGAAAAATTTATAGAAAAATCAAAAATCATTCATAATAATCTATATGATTATAGTTTAGTAAATTATACTGGATCAAAAAGATATGTAAAAATTATATGTAAAAAACATGGTATTTTTAAGCAAAAAGCAAATCATCATCTTAGAAATTCAGGTTGTCCTATTTGTAATGAAAGTAAGGGTGAGAAAGAAATAAGAAATTATTTAAAACTCAACCTCAAAAAACATTTGAAAATTGTAAATATAAAGCAAAATTAAGATTTGATTTCTATTTAATAGATTATAATACATGTGTTGAATATAACGGAATTCAGCATTACGAACCTAACAAGTATTTTGGTGGTATAAACGAATTTAACATAAATAAGAATAGATTTAATATAAAAGAAAAATTTTGTAGGGAAAATAATATAAACTTATTAATAATAAAATATAATGAAAACATAACAGAAAAATTATCAATCTTTCATAATTGAATCTCTTTTAGAACACCTCTTAATTTTAATGGTGTTACCGTTTGCCAATCCTCTATTCTGTTAGAGTCTGCTGGCTTAGCATCAATTGGATTTATTGCTAATGTGATATGTTGAAATTCTGGTCCTTCTTCAACAGAAGGCTTAGAAATAGTATAGAAACCAGTTACTTTTACTGCAACTGCTTTATCACTTATTCCAAGTTCTCTTACTGTTAATGTGATTTCTTCATCAAGCCAATATCTCTTCATATGTTCTGGAAGTTCGCCTAAACATATAGTAGAATGATGTGCAATTTTGATCCAATCTGAAAAATCAGGATTTGGATAAATAAAGGTAGACAATAACAAATTTCTGGATTCATCATCTAAGATAATTCCAGAATATGTTATTGATAAGCCTTTCTTATAAAAATGTTCAAATAGTGTAATCATAATTAAATTATAATGTATATATTTAAATTAAAAATAGAAAAATATGACTTTATTTTATTTATATATACTTATATAAAATAAGTGATATAAAAAGTGAAAACATATAAAATTAGATTATTTCCAAATATACATCAAATTAATGAATTAAAAAAATTATCTGATATTCGTAAAGATATTTGGAATAAATTAATTGAAATTCAAACAGAGAAATACAATAAAACAAAAACTATATTTAATAAATTTGATTTAAATAATATGCTTCCTGAATTAAAAGAAACTTATTCAGATTGGAAGAAATTAAATTCTAAAGCAATACAAACCATAGCAACAGAATTATATGGATCATATCAATCCTTCTTTAGATTAATAAAAAAAGATAAAACAGCAAGACCACCAAGAAAAATAGAAAATGATTATTTTCATTCTTTAACTTGGAATCAATCAGGTTGGATGATAAAAGAAAATAATATAATTATAGTAAATAAAATTTCATTTGAATATAAATCTAATTTAAATTTAGACGAACTAAATATAAAAGAAATAAGAATAAAATTTGTTAGAAATAAATGGTTATGTGATTTAATTATTAATGATAAAATAGTATATAATGATAATATAAACATTAAGACAAAAGTATTAGCCATAGATTTAGGTTTAAGTAAATTAGGAACTGGAGTAGATAATAAAGGTGAAATGATTATATTAAAAAACAAATCTAAAAAAATTAATGACTATTATCAAAAGCAAATTGCAAAAATACAAACCAAGCGAAGTAAAACCACAAAAGGATCAAATAGGAATAAGCAATTAAAAAAAGTGTTAAATAAATGTTATCATAAAAAGAATGAGCAAATAAAACAAACTTTACATATTCAAAGTAAAAAATTAGTGAATATGAACTACAATACAATTGTAGTTGGTGATCTAACAGTTAAAAAATTGATGTCAACTGAAGGTATTAATGAAAATAAAAAAGGTATTAGGAAATCATTTCATAATTCTAATATAAATATGTTTTTACAATTCCTTTCTTATAAGTGTCAAGCAAAAAATATCAATTTAACTAAAATTGATGAAAAATGGACGACACAAATTAACTGTTTAACTGGAAAACTATTCAAAGATAAAATAAATCTTGGTGATAGGAAAGTCCAGTTGTCAGACACCATAATTATAGATCGTGACTTAAATTCAGCCATAAATATATTAGATAGATGGTTCGGAAATCACTTTGCTTCTATGAACGAGCCTTTAGATTTATCTAAAGTTCTTATAAAGTATAATCTTTATAAGCAAACAATTTAGTAGTTCATATATATCTTTGTATAATTAAATTAACAACTCTGTTTAAATGGAAATCTTTCCATAGGTTTTGCTGAACTTCGTTCTTTATTCAATATATTAATTAATAATTGTTGTAATTCATATTCTTTTTCACCAGGTTTAAAATTAAGTTGCATAACACAAAGAAGAACTTCACATAATTGTAAAGCATCTTTATTAGAATATTCACCTGCTTTATAATTATTATTTATTTCATTCAATAAATCTACATCTGCTCTTCTAATTTCTTTTGCTCGTTCCACTCCATATCTATTTTCATAAATACCAAAAATAGAATCTAATGATGCTGTAACATTAGTAAAATCATCTACCTTTGATTCATCTATATGTTTTATTTTTTCTACAATATTCTCAAAAATTGGAGCAGATTTACTAAAAAATTCATTTGGATTAACATGTTCACATTCCTTAAAACATTGCATAAATAAAATTTTCTGCATCTTACTTCCATCACTTAAAAAATAAAAAGATAAATCTTGTGATAAAACTGTAACAATATGATCAGGATTTGTTCTTAAAGAATATATTTTGTCAACGAAATCCATATCATTCTTTTTTAAGAATTTTTTTATACAATCCTCTATAAATGAACTTTTATTGATATTTTTTTCTGTTGTTAAAGAATCAAATGCACTATATATTGATTCTTCGATTGAGTAGGTTTTTGTTGTTTTCATGACGTTAAAAATTATTTTTATAACTATATATAAAAATAATCTTGTCTTCTGTCATTTATGACAGGAAAAATGTTAAAAATGTTATTTAAAATTCAACTAATTGAATTTTCATTTATCTTATTTAATTTTTCTCTTCTAAATAATTGATTAAAATCTATCATCTTAATCATACTAGAAGTATTAAGTAATGATGCTAATTCTGTATCACAAAAATAATAATCTTCATTAAATTTAAATATTAAATAATGATCATAATTAGTATAAGACGAAAAACTCTCAAAGTTATCTAATTCAATAACTTTGAGAGTTTTTATAGTCTCTAAAACATTAATATTCTTTAAGGATGATATTTTAACATCTTTCGCTTGTTCAAATAATTTATCTCTGATTTCAGAAAATATCTCCTTATTGTTCTTGTATATTTCCATTCATTACTCTTGCAATTTCAACTCTACATTTAATTCTTCTGGTACTCCAATAATATCATCAGTATGATCCATCATATTTAATGCATTAACCCAATTAGTAAAGTTATTAGTAACTCTTTCTAACATAACACCGTATGCATTGAAAAGCCTAGTCATTTTTGCTACTTCTGTTAAAACAGTTCTAAAGGAATGAAAACTATCTGTTGAACCCTTTTCTTCGTGTTTCATTAATAAGTGACTCAATAATATCAAACTTTGAATTGAACAAACAGCCACAAAAGCATCAATACCTTTAGGTAATTTACTTTCAATTTCTCTTGTAGGTTCAATAAATTTCATATAAAGCTCCCAGTAATTAAACAATTCTTGACCATTATATGATATTTTTTTAGTCAAAGTATGATCTACAAAATTCCATTCTTTCCTACTCAATTCAAAATTAAAATATAATCCACTATATGAATCTTGATAAGCTTTGAATAATGATGTTCCATAACCAAACAATTTATCTCTATCAGATTTTGTCATGTTTTTTACTTCATCTGAATCTGTACGGAATTTAATTAAAAATGCATTTAGATTAAGAAAAACATCTTCATACTTTTCAATTGATAATCCTTCTAAATATAGCATACCAAATTCCTTAATAATTGCTTCTGCGTCTCTCAATTTATCTTCAGTTTCATTACGTTGTTTAAACTGTTCTCCATCAAAATATTTTGAGTATTCTTCGTCTAAGTTAAATTCTTCATTAGTTTTAAAATCAAAAAATTTCTTTTCTTCCATTGTTATTTATTTATTTTTATATGTTCTGTTGCCAGTATTTTTCTTTGCCTTATTTTCTTTTTCTTGGTCTGCTTGTTGTTGATTATATAAAGTGCTAACTTGATTTGCTCTTTCAACTGCTTCAACACCATATTTTTTAACTTTTCCTGTTGATGTAATTAAGTCTGGCTTACCAATTTTAAGAATACCAGTGTCAATATTCATTTCAACTAATGCTAACTCTTGTTCAATCAGAATAGTCTTTGATTCATCATCAAAAATATCAAAAAACTTTTCATTAAAACTTATTAAAATGTCAGCTTTCAATAAAGTTGCATATCGATCTGGAATTTTAATTATTTTTAATAATGTTTTTTGTTTCTCATCACCTTGATAAACATATTTAGTATCAACTGGCAATTCTAATTTTGCTTCTAATTCATTGAAATATTCAATAATATCCGCTTCTAATTCTGTAAATTGTTCTTTACTCATAATATTTATTTTTCTTTTTATTATATAGAATAATTCTAATTAAAGTTTATATAAAAAAATATAATAATCCTCCAGTAATTAAAATAGGCAATGATATTAAAATAAATCTCACCCAAAATTTAAGATCCAAATATTTAAATTTAAGTGCAATTCTAACATTATATTCATCAATTTGCCTAATGTTGTCTGGATCTAATGTAACATATTCTAAAATACCCAATTCAAACAAAAATTTATTTATTTCAATAATATGTAATTTTACTTTACTCTCTACATAATAAACGTTTTTTGTATCTTGAAACCCATATTTTTTCACAAACTCTTCATCTTCAAATGGTAAATTTAATACAGTATATAACCTATATATCCAATCATATTGAATACCTAATGGATTTGGATTATCATTAATTCTAGAATCTGCTAAAACTTTTTTATTTCTTTTAAGAAGTTTGATATATCTTATTAAGTGTAAAAATCTTCTCATAAATTCATTTTTTTATTTATATATAATACATAGCAGGTTCTATTCATATTTTTATGAATTTTTTATAAATTAAAAATGGAATGAAGACTTAATTATAGAAACTTCCAGACTGAGATGGCTGGGACATTGCGTCTAATAATTGTGAAAGTTTATTACTAATCTCATCTAATTTACTATTAGTTTTCTTTATTTCACTATCATCAGATGATGTTTTTAATGATAATATACTTTCAGGAGTTATAGTTGCCTGAACTGGTTGAATCATTCTCTCCATTAAATTTAAAATTCCTGAAGAATTATCACCATAAATACTTTTTAATGTACTTTCATTATCTTTAATTTTGTCCAATACAACCTGAAGCTTAGCATCATCAATTACACTCAATAAAACAAGACCAGATGATATTTTAGACAAATTATCAAAACCGTTGACATCTTTTAATGATTCAGAAAGATATTTAAATGAATCTGCTAAATTTCTAATAGAATTGGCTTTAATATCAATATTAGAAAATGCATTAAGTGATGTTGCAACATTAGTAACCCAATTTGCTGTAGGATATTTACTAAAATCTCCTTGGCTAAGTATCTTATCTACAGCAACCATGCTCATCGCAATTGGAATCATTGCTGCACTTGTTGCTGCTCCACCAACTCCTTTTATAAATCCAGAAACCGCGCTACCTATTGCACCAAGAACACCTGGTTTTCCTTCAGAACCAAAACTTGAGAACAATAACATTGATCTACCAACACCTCTTGCCCATTCTTCTGATGGATATTTAGTGAAATCCCCAGCCTTAAATATCATATCAACAGCCAACATAGAAGCTGCTAAAACAAGAATAGATGCGACACCTAATCCCATTACAACAGCGCCAGCTCCTGTTGAAACTATTAATCCAAGAGCTAAAGCACCAACTCCAAAAGCACCAAGTGATAATCCTACACCTTTAGCCCACTCAACATCAGGATATTTATCATATTTACCCTTACTTAAAATCCAATCACTCGCAAGTATCACAGCAGACAATGCAACTACACTCAACAATCCAAGAGCAAATGCAGTTTTATCTAAATTTGCTAAATATCCAACACCAAAAGTAATAAGTCCAAATATTGCAACAGACAATCCAGTTTGAAGAGTCCATTTCCAATCTGGATATTTATTAAAATCTCCTTTACCAATAAAGTAATCTGTTACTGCAATAACTGCAGCTACACCAACTACACCGATTAAACCAGCTTCAAATTCTTTCTTAAATCTATTAGCAAGATATCCAACACCAGCAACAACAAGAGCAAATACACCAACTGTTAATCCAACACTAAGAGTCCATTTCCAATCTGGATAAGTCATTTTAGCAGGTAACAATTTTAGAATCCAAGCAGTTGCAACAATTGCGCCTGCAATCATAGGAATAGCAAGTACACCTTTTCCAATTTGATCGAGATTCATTTTACCCAAAAGTAAAATTGTTGGTGTAAAAAATAATACAGATAATCCAATCACTGTACTACCAATTAATAAATCAATTGGATTTTTTATTTTAACAAAATTTTGTAAAATAATACTAGATAGAGATATAGCAATTGCAATAAGAGGTAACATTACAGGTAATGCAAAAATAATTTTTTGATGTTTATCCAAATCTATACCCTTTATTGCCTTAAATAATAAGAAAGTTGCAATACCAATTGTAGCACTAACTATAATCATAGATAATCCTTGCATTAAACCAATTGTTGGGAAAGATTGCATAATAAATCCAGACAATACTAATCCTAATGCAACTGCTGGCAACACTGCTGGCAATGCAAAAATCATTTTTTTATTTTTATCCAAATCTATTCCCTTTATAGAATTAAAAATCAAATAAGTGGCAACACCAATAGTTGCACCAACAATAATCATAGATAAACCTTGCATTAGACCTATAACTGGGAATGATTTTAATATCCAACCAGAAGCTAATAATCCTATGGCTATTATAGGTAAAATTGATGAGATGACAAATGCCTTAGCATATGTTAAATTTTTAATATCAGCAATCTTACTATATGCAGTTGACATGGCTAATATAGCGCCAGACAATGCCATAACAGAAAGAAAATCAACCTTTCCAATAATTTTAAATGCCATACCTAATGCTAACACACCAGCTGCAATTAAAACCACAACCTTTATACCATCAACAATTCTATTCTTATTTTTAGGATCTTCAACTCTATCAAACATTCCAGATTCTTTTTGCTGTTTGATACTTTCTATCTTTTTTAAAATTTCACTATTATCACTATTTACTTTAGCGAATCCTTGCATTGTTACTTTTTTAAGGTCAGAAACAACTTCAACTAAATTGTTCATTGGAGTTTTTAAAAACTCATTAACAGTATCTGCTTTATTAGCCTTTTGTTGTTCTTTTAATAGTTCTACAATTTGTTCTAGCGCAGAAGAAAATGTATCTAAGTTGTCTATGTATTTTTCGTCTATTTTAGACATTTATGATTAAAAGTTTTTTTGTCTTGCGTTATTAATAGTTGGTTGTTGGCTAGTTGGAATATTAGATTTCTTTAGTGTTTGATTCAACTTGCCAATTTGTTGGACGGTTTTATCAAATTCTGTAACTTGTTTTTTATAATCCGCAACTTGGGTTTTTACATCTTTCTGGTTTTGTGGTTCCAATTGATTAATATTATTTAACAGTCCTTTTTCAATAGCATCTTTTCTTAAAAGAATTTTTTGTTTTTGTTCCTCAGTATTTTGTAAAATTCCATCAACTTCTTCAGTTGGTGTCTGTGGTGGTTGTTGTTTTTGATTTTGTGTTGTATTAGGATTAGGTTTTATTGTAGAATTAACTGGTGGTTTTCCAGATACAGAATTTAAATAACCTTGTGGAGTATTTGGATTGTTCTCTTCTAAAAATAATTCAAAGTTGCTTAGATGTTTCATAGTTTAAGTTGTTTTTAATTGTGGTGCTAAAGGTGTTAATCTAGACCATTTTACAGGATATATTTTCTTAGAATTAGGTGGATATACAGGCTTAACAAGAGCTGTATTTGTATTAGTTCCATTATCAGGAGTATCAATTGTTACTACAACTGTTTTACCACTATTAGTTACATAATTATATTCAATAAGAGAGCCATTTCTCATTTTTTCTGGTGGAGTATTTGTTGGCTTCTGTTGTTTTTGTTGAGTATTTTGTTGAGTATTTTGTTGTGGAGTTTTAGAATTAAAATCTTCTAAATTATCAAATGCAATATCCAAACTACTCCAGAATTCATCTAATTTATCACAAACATCTTCAAATTTATCATTAAAATCTGGATGTGATACAGCCTCAAATACATAGTCTTTATAAGTTTTCATTATCATTAATTATTTTATAAAATTCGCTAATTTCTCAAGATTTTTCATCATATCATCTGTTAAGAATTTAGGTTTAGTACCTAACTGAAAGTTATTAGCAGAAGAGAAATTAAAAGCTGCTTTCCAAGGTTCAAATTTAGTTTTGCTAAACTTAGAACAAGAAAATGTCTTAGTGTTATGTAAATATTCACTACTATTAAAATTAGTAAATAT